CTGCCAGGCCAGAGGGGCCTCCTCGTGAGAACCAACATCACTAAGTAACCAACCCCCGCCCGCGAGCGCCCCAGAGGGAACGTACTGACTGTCCCTCTGGGGCGATCCTGTATGCTCGCAGCCTCTCATAGAGGCCCGTTCCTATGTCATAGGAGGTGGTCTCTATGTCATAGGGGCCGTGTTCTATGCAAGATGCGCTCATAGGAGGCTGCGAGCGGGTCATAGAGGCCCGTCTGGGAGTCATAGGGGTGCGGTGGGTATGGGAACGCCCCAAGGGGCGTGCAGCGCGTGTCTGCGGCCCCCTGGGGCGTTCTGGATGGTGGCGCTTAGGAGCGCGCGTACTGGCGGGCCTTACGTCGCCGCATGGCAAGAAGAATGCCTCCTGCGGTGACCGAGGCCAGTGAGCCGACGAGGATGTTGGTGTCTGCGCCGGTCTTCGCTAGGGTGCCGTCACCACCACTGGTAGTAGCGGTAGGGGCTGTACCAGCGGGGAGCGCCCCACCAGTAACCGCTCCATCGGTCCCAGTTGTAGACGTAGAGGGACCGGCCCCATGCACCACGTCGGTACCAGGAGTGGCCCCCTCGGTAGGGTTTGCCGGAGCAGCCGGTTCCACGGTTGGAGCGGGTGTTGTTGCGCTCGGTGCGGGGGTTTCGACTGCGGGGGCGGGGCTTTCTGGGGTGGGCTGCTCTGTCGGAGCTGGAGCAGGTGCGGGTGTTTCCGGTGCCGGTGTTGGGTCGGCGGGTGTGGGTTCAGCTGGAGCTGGAGTTTCCGGCGTGGGGTCCGCTGGCGTGGGTTCAGCTGGAGTCGGGTTTGCCGGGGTCGGGTCGGCAGGCTTGGGATCCGTCGGCAGCGCAGGCTCGGTGGTGGGCTCAGTCGTCGGCTCCGGGGTCGGGGCTGGGACAACTGGGGCAGGATCCGCGCTCGCGGCCTTCTTGTAGACGCGCACGTAGTCCACGACCATGCTGGCTCCCGCGCCCGTGTAGGCGTCCTTGTAGGGGATGGCATCCACGTACGTGGTGTCGCCGGAGTCCGAGGCCAGGAAGGTGCCACCAACAATCTGGTTGAGGCGCAGGATCATCCCGTTATCCTCGTCGAGGAACGGGTTGGTGCCCTTGATGTCCTTGTAGTTGACGACGTGGCTGGGCACGCCGTCCAGGTAGAACGTGATCTTGTCCCCGGTCTTCTCCACACCGTACGTGTGGAACTGGGTCTGGGTGGTGCCGTCGTTTGCGAGCTGGCCGTGGTGCTGCTCGGACTTCGACGGGTTACCTTGGCGTGGCGTGTGCGTGTTCGCCTGGAGGTAGGAAGCGTCCCAGCCCTTCGACTCGAACACGTCAACCTCCCCGTTGCCGGGCCATGGGCCGCCCTTCTCGCCTGTAGTCCAGAGAGAAGACCAAGATGATGGCGCGTTCTCGGGGAGCTTGATGCGGGCCTCGGCGTAGAAGTCGCCCTTGATGGAGTACTTGACGCCGTTATCGTCCTTGGTTTGCACCATGGCCGACGTGAAGGGGGCTGAGTAGGTGACTTTCTGACCGTTCTCCGTGCGCGTGCAGGTCCGGTCGATCGTCTCCATCTTCCGGGTCTCTTTATTCCACTTCACCCGTGTGGGGGAGTAGAGAGCCGTGATGTAGAGGTTACCGTCGGCGACCCGAACGTTCTCCGGGGAGTCGGTGTAGTGGGTCTGGGTTTTCAGGGCCGGGTCGAAGCACCCGTAGGCGTACCCCCATTTGGAGGTGTCGAGGCTGGTGCCGTCGAACTCATCACTCCAAGAGAGTGAGTACCCTGCGGGGGCTTCGGCGTGGGCTGGAGCTGCGAAGAAACTGGTAGCGACGCCGACAGTGGCTAGTACCATTGCCAGCAGCGCACTCGCAGCCCGTCTCCGTGCTGTGTTGACGTTGATCATACTTCCCTTAACTAACTGTTGGGGTTGGACAGCCTCTATCTTACTGACCATAAGGTTGTTGTCTTGTAATCCAACGGGCGTGGTTTATATCTCCAAGCGAAGAAGAGTCCCACGCAGCGCCATTAGGTGCTGGATGAACCACATGTGGCCCCAGTATCTTCGTTTAGTGGCACACTTACAGCACAAGCGGTCATAGAACGAGGTGAGAGCTTCCATCATGACCCGCACGAGATCGACGTCGAGTTCAGCGCCGATCAGACAATGAAAATCGCCGTGGCGGCGTTAGGCTTGGCCACGGCGATCTTCGAGAATCTAAACTCAATCCTCTGCAAAGGACGTGTGGGTAGTTGCAGCTACCCACGGCCCCATTATATTCGCACAGCACACTCTTCGGCATAGCGAAGCGCCCACCCCAACAAAGCCGTCGAGGTGAGCGCTTCATGTATCCCCCTCAGCGAGGATGCCTGTTATACATAGCCGAGCCAGCGTCCCGATGGGGCGAACTGGGATGGGCGTCCGTCCACGCTCACGACGCCGACCGCCATATGTCCATCGGAGGGTTCGAGCCAGTACCAGGAGCCGGCCTGCTGGAGCCAGCCAGTGCCCATCCTGCCGTTGTCGGCCAGCCAGTACCAGGTGTCGCCGTCGCCGACCCAACCAGTGCGCATCGCGCCGCTGGGGGCGAGGAGGAACCAGCCGGTGCCGTCGTTGATCCATCCGGTGCGCATTTGGGCGCTACCGGGCTGCATGTAGTACCAGGAGCCGCTGATCTGCGCCCAGCCTTCCACGGCGCGCCCGTTACCAGCCAGGTAGTACCAGGACCCGAGGTTACGCCAGCCGCCGGCGTCCATGCGTCCATTGGAGGGGTTGAGCCAGAACCATCCGGTACCGTCGTTGATCCATCCGGTCTTCATGACGCCGTCCGAACCCATGTAGTACCAGGAGCCGCGGTCGAGCAGCCAGCCTGTAGCCATCGCGCCGTTGCCGTTGAGCCAGTACCAGGAGCCGCTGATGCGGTGCCAGCCGCCGCTTGCCATGTGGCCGGCGTCGTCCACCCAGTACCACTTGTCGCCGTCGTGGACCCAGGTGCTCGTCGCCATCACGGATGAGGCGTTCATCCAGTACCAGTAGCCTCCGTCCTGGACCCATCCGTTTTCGACGGCGGACACGGAGGCGTCGAAGTAGTGCCAGCCGTCGTAGAAGCCTTTCCACCATCCGCGTGTGACGGCTGGCTTACCGTCGTAGAACCAGTACGTGTGCGGCGTGGTCGATGCGAACGTGTGTCCCATGCCGACGTTCAGGTGAGGGTGCGTGATCCCGCCGGGCGTGAAGGTGCCGACGAGGGCGGGGATGCCGGCAGCGCGCATCGAGTAGCCGTCGAACCACTCGTAGCGGCCCCTCAGCGCGGGTAGGCCGAGGCGATCGGGGGTCTGGAACTCGAAGCCCGTGTCCATGACCAGGGAAGGCGATAGGGTGTTCAGGAAGGATTCGCTGTTCGACGTGTACAGGCCGTGGTGGCCGGCTTTCAGCCAGTCTACGTGACCGATCACCCCAGCCGCGTAGTCTTCCTTGCCTTCGCCGCTCTCGAGGTCGGCGGCCAGGTAGGCGCTGTGTCCGTGGGCCGTGATCTTGGCTGTGTAGCTGATGAGGTTCGTGTTCGTGAGCTTGCCGGGGTGCGCGTACTCTTCACCAGGAGACAGGGGGACGATCTGGACGAGCATGTCGCCCATCTGGATGCGATCGCCCTGGCCGGGCTTGACGTGCTGGTCGAACGTCGCCCCGTACGCGCCCTGAGCCCACGTCGCCGCGGCCACGAGGTCGTCGTAGACCTTCTGGTTGTCCCACAGCGGGTTCACGTCATCACTGACCGAGTAGGAGTCGTCGTAGACGGGCGTGTAGATGTGCTTGGGGTGGTACCGGTGAATCAGAGTGTCAGCCCACCCGATGTGGTCGGAGTGGGGGTGCGTGCCGATGAAGAAGTCGAGATTGCTGGAGTTGATGCCCAGACTGTCGAGGTAGGGGCGCACCTGGTCTTCCTGCCCCCACAACGCGATGTTCGCGCGCTTCGGGTAACGGGGGTCTGACCCGTCTGGGTAGTCGTTATCGTCGCCCGCGTCCACGATGCCGAAGTGGCCGTTCGACTCCACGACGATGCAGTCAGCGCCCGACAGGGACAAAATGTGCACCTTGTCGTTGCCGACACTCCCATCCGGTTGCGTGGTGACCAGGGGCGGGGTCTGCTTCGACGGCACTGACGGCACGGGCGCGGGAGCCACCTGGACGTCGGGGCGGGCCGCTCGAGCGTCCATCTCAGCCTGTTGAGCGTCAGCCGCTTCCCGATCCTCCTCGGACACGGACGGGTTGCTAGGAGCCACGATCGACGCATCCCCAGACGAGGAGTCCGTCTGCGACGGGGCGGCGAACGAAGTGGCGGGGATTAACGCCAGAGACAAGGCTGCTACCAGCCCCACCCCGACGGTGCGAGAACGATTCATTGATAGAGTGTTCCTTTCTGCGGAAACATGGGAGAGTGCTCTCCCATCTTAGAGCGCGACACTGCGCCACTGGCGTTTGGTTGCAAGAAACACCTCCAGGCATGACGAAAGGCCCCCAACCAGAGAAGAGAAAAGATGGTCGGGGGCCTTCGCCGTTGTGAGGTGGGGCCCTTGGATGCGTGCTGACATCGTTTAACTCCCCCCAGGCCGATGTCCAAAACCATTGGAGGAGCAGAGTCCCTTGGTGCCCAGGCAGCCTCACACTACCTGGCTTAGGAGGATCGCCAATGGCGACCGTGCGCATTGTGGGACTCGAACCCACACGCCCAAAGGCACTGGAACCTAAATCCAGCGCGTCTGCCAAATTCCGCCAAATGCGCTTCACGCCAACCCGCCCCGCAAGACGGGCTGACAGTGTGATTGCTTCTCTCTCTGTGTAAAGCTAGGTAGTCCCGGAGGACACCTAGCAGCTAGGTAGCTGCATCTCTTACGAGAACAGCCGTGGACTGTACGGGACTCGAACCCGTAACCCCCTGCTTGCAAAACAGGCGCTCTACCAGTTGTCGCTAACAGCCCATAGGCGGGGCAGTGGGAGTCGCACCCACACGTTCCATTCGTGCGCATCGAACGGATCGCGGCTGAACTATACCCCTGACGAAAACAGTTCCGACTATCCACCGGGGAGATCAACCCCCAACGGTTAGCTTTCGCTGCCTTCGCACGCGAACAAGTCGCGCTCTGCGACGGGACTCGAACCCGCAACCTCCAGGACCTACGGCCTGGCGCTCTTCCGATTAGAGCTACGCATTGTGGACTTCGAAGGACTCGAACCCTCATCTTCCCCGCACTGCGGCGGGTTGCTTTCCCCGGTGGGGCCACGCGTTGCCCCAAGTTAAGCTAGAAGCCCAGGTGTGGCGTGCGGGAGTCGAACCCGCCCCCGGCAGTCTTGTTGATGCTCCACCAGTTGAGCTATACCCTGTACTCGTGTTTCCACCCACTGCGGGGTGGCCCTTTCGGGGTGGCGGGACTCGAACCCGCATCCTTCAACTCTTTCATGCCGTGCGGCCCACGCCGCTCACGCCACAAGATCACTATTAAGTTAGAGAACCTTATTGTTTGGCCCTGCATCCCGGAGTCGAACCGGGGTCGCACTGGCATGTTCCGCTGGTCTACCGTTGACTTATGCGCAGGGCCTTTGGCCGGAACCACCAGCCGCGAGGATGGTGATACCCACCCCCAATGTCAACTTGGTTCTTGTTGACATCCGTCGGGGTGACAGGATTTGAACCTGCGACCCTCTGCTCCCAAAGCAGATGCGCTACCAAGCTGCGCTACACCCCGTATTCAGTTTCACTGCCATTGGTTTGTGGCGGTGGAGCCGCTCGAGGGGGTCGAACCCTCAACCGTCCGCTTACAAGGCGGATGCTCTGCCAGTTGAGCTAGAGCGGCGTGTGCTGCCCGAGGCTTATTAGCGTCGAGGTCGTTGCCTCGGGCAGCTGTCCCTATCACACTTGCCAGGAGTCGGAGAATTTTTCCTCCTGACATGGACTAATTTAGCAGCGTTCGGTTCCGTGTGCAACCGTTAGGAACCCACATTCTGGTTAAGTAGATCACAAGCGTCTTGGGGTGGAGAAAAGCCCCAGGCTCCACACGAAACCTGGGGGTATCCCCTACCTGACGCGCTCAGGCACTTACTTCACTCAGACCCAGAAGTAACGCGCCAAGGTAGGGGACGTTTCTCGGACCTCCCCGTCAGTTGCCGAGCTCGGACACGGCTGTATCCACGTCGGCCTGAGCGGAAGCAACGTTCTCCTGGGCGGAAGCGACGGCATCCTCAGCCTCGACACGGTTGGCAACCGCGTCGGCTACGCCCGCGAGCGCGTCCTCAGTGCCCTTGTGTGCGTCGGTGAGAGCCTTGTCGGCGGCTGCGACGTCCGCAGCGTTGTTGGCGGCGGTGTCATAGGCTTCCTGAGCGGATTCCTGGGCCTTCGTGGCTTCGGTTGCGGCCTGGGTAGCCTGCTCGACGTCCTGCTGGGCGGGTGCGACCTGCTCGGCCTGTTCGCGGGCGAAGTCGTCGGCCTGGGTGGCCTTGTCCTGTGCCTTGGCCTGAGCGTCGGACGCTTCGGTCACGGCCTGGCGGGCGGCGGCGGGGTCAGCGTTGTCGCGGTCTGCGACGGCCTGGTCGCGCGCAGTCTGAGCAGCCTCGAGGTCAGCCTGGGTCTTGTCGGCGGCTTCGGTGGCCTTCTCGACGTTCTCCGTGTCACGGGTGACGGTGGCCTGTGCGCTGTTGAGGGCGGCCTCGAGGTCAGTGAGGGTTCCCGCAGTCTCGATCTTGGAGACCTTGGGGGCCTCCTTCGTCTCCACGTCGCCCTCGTAGGCGGGGTAGGCGTGCGTGGGCGAGTAGTTCGGGTCGAAGGCGGTGGGGACAGGCTTACCGCCCCACACGTCCACGCCAGTGGGAGCGTAGGTGTAGGCTCCCTTGGTGTTCTCGTCGGCGATGAGGCCAACGACAGCGATGTGGCCGTCTTCGCTCACGCCGATACCGAAGGCGTTGATGCGTTCGTTGAGCATCGTCGCGTCGGCAGAGCGGATGCTGTGGAATGTGTTGAAGGCGTCCTGAGCTGCCTTGAGGGGGTTATTGTCTTCCCAGCTGGTGCCGGTTGACAGGGATCCGTAGGGGCGGTTGGTGAGGCCGTTGGGGCTGGTCTTGTCCCAGTCGCCCATGTCGGGGCCGACTAGGAAGTCGGGGTTCGTGTCGGCGTGTGCCTGAGCGAAGGCCTGCACGTCAACCCCGATGGGAGCCGGTGCCAGACCGTACTGCCCTCGGTAGTCGTTCATCATCTGGAGGAGGAACGCTCGGACGAGTTCCTGCTTCTCAGAGACAGTCAGGCCGTCCCAGTTGATGCCGCCGGCTTCGGCGGCCTGCTTGGCTGCGTCGAGGTTGGCCTGGGCGGTATTGAGGGAGGCGGTAGACGCTTCGAGAGCAGCCTTCGCCTCAGCCTTCTTAGCCTGCGCGTCAGCGTTCGCGCTCTTCGCGGAGTCCAGGGCAGCTTCGGCATTGTCGGCGGCGTGCGATCGAGTAGCCTGATCGGCCATAACGGTGGCGAGGCGATCCTGCGCATCCTTGAGGGCGGCATTCGCCTTGTCGAGGTCAGCGTGAGCGGTGTCGGCTTCACCCTTGGCCTTGTCGGCCTGGGTGCGGGCATTAGTCAGCGCAGCCTTCGCGTCGTCGAGCTTCTTCTGGGCGTCGGCGGTAGCGGCCTTCGCATCGTTGAGGTCGTTCTTCGCCTTCATGTACGAGACGGCCCCGGCGGGGTCGGCCTTCATGGCAGCGTCGAGCGTGGCCTTCGCGTCGGCTTCCTTGGCCTTCGCGTCCGCGAGCGCACCCTGGGCGGCGGTTTCCGCGTCCTGAGCTGCGGAAAGCCGGTTCTGCGCGTCAGCCAGGGCGTTGTTCGCGTCCAGGAGCGCGGCCTGGGCGGCTGCGAATCGAGCCTGCGCGTCGGCGTGGCTCGTGTCAGCGGACACGGTGTTGTCCGGGACATATGCCGGCACATATGTGGGGACGTCGAAGTTGCCGTCCAGGACTGGGGACTGCGTGTAGAAGCCGTCACTGTAGGCGGAGCCTCGTCCCAGACCCAGCTGAGAGGAGGGGAAGGTTGGCGTCTTAACTGTGGTGCGAGGAGTGGTGGCTCGCGGCGTCGTGGGAGCGGTCGGCGCTGTCGGCGCGGTCGGGGTCTGGGTTGTAGGTGCTGGTGTGGTAGGCGCGGGGGTCGTGGTGGAGGGATGCTGCGCGAACGTGGGGACTGTTCGCTTGGCGGGTGCGGTCTTGTCGGGGTTGGTGCACGCGCCGAGGGTGGCGGCGGCAGTAAATGCGACGAGCGCCGCAATGATCTTCTTGGTGTTCATGGTTTTCCTTCTGGATTGTATCGTCGAGTGAAGTAACATCCCGAATCGGGACACTACATACCGTATAGCGCCCGAATCGGACATGCAAGTGGGAGCGAATCCGCGCATACACGAGCGCCCCAGAGTGGGGATTGTTGGTCCTTAACCTGTGGCGCTCTGCCGGGGGTTACTTCCTTTCAGGTTGTGCTGCGTCGGGGTTGAGGGTGAATCGTTGTCCGTGCAGCATGAGGGCGTACTGCATGAGTGTCCGCCAGGGGGTGGTGGCGGGTAGTAGGAGTGGGGGTTTGGCAATGGCCGTCTCAATGTCGGCTTCGGGGATGCCAAGTAGCGGTGCGTTGGTTCGGACCCAGGCATGCCAGTGTGCCCACATGCGTTCGCATGACTGGGGTGATGGGGTGGTTCTCCCTTCCTCCCACAGTTCTGCGTCGCGCGTGGAGCCCGCGCCCATGAGGTCGGCCCACACGGCCATGGGAGTGGCTGACGCTTCACGTAGGGCTTTGATGACGGGACCGGGGAGGAGGCGCGCTTCGCGGACGGCTTGGAGGCGCAGCTCGTGTTCCTCGTGCGCGGCCTGGTGGGTGCGGGTGAAGCCATCGAAGATGACACTGAGGGCAGTGAGCTTGTCGTCTTCCCGCTCGGCGGCTTCGCGCACCCCGTACATGGCTTTGCACCCGTCCACGGCCTCGATGTAGGACAGGCATGACGTGGCCTCATCCTGCCCGAAGACCCTACACGCCTCTTGCACGGCTTCCTCACTGTCGGCGACGGTGATGAGGTGGATGTCTGCGCGGGACGGCTCACGAGGAAGCGTTCGGAGGACTGATGGGCGCACGAGACGCTTCTGGGCGGCCACCTCGAGGTAGTTTTCCGCGGCGACGACTTCGGGAGTTTTCTCGAAGCGTGGGGACTGCGCCCACTCCTCGAGGGTGTCGATGCAGTGGCGCGCGTGAGCGTCCTTGTGGAGGATGTCCTGGAACCAGTCCTCAAGGAACTCCCGCATAGCGCCTTCATCGCGCACGTTGATGTGGCCCTCCGTGTGACGGTCCCACAACGTAACGTAGAAGCTCACATTCGCCACCTCCACGTCAGCCCTCCAACCCGAGAGTAGGCGGGGTCAGGACACTCACCTTGAGCGTGCGGTGACGCTTCTCCACAGACGGGTGGATCGTATGCGTCACGACGTGACTGACCGTGTATGGCCCAGGCCCGTACACCTGCGTAATCGCCACGTCCAGCGTACAGCCGGTAGCCGCAAGGAGGTCCTGTGCGAAACTCGCGAGTGGAGTCAACTCCTTCTTGCTGAGCGTATTGTCAACTTCCATAGTCGCACCATTGACGTTGCGGGTCGTCGCTTCGGCGCTCCCTTTGCCGCCGTTCAAGACGACCTCTTTGAGGGCGTGCTCGACGCAACTGTAGGCCCCATTCGGACGCAGCTGCTCAGGCGTGTTAATTGCATAGTCCGCAAGGATCTGCCACGCAGCTTCCATCCCCGCTGCGGGACCGGTGAGGCGCGCTTCGACAGCGATGCGATACAATGCTTCCTCCTTGTCTGGTTGGTTTCGTGCTCACTGAATGAGCGTTGCTGTGTTGGTGCCGCGCCTACTTAGTGCGGCGCAGGACGAGGACCGTCTTCGTCGGCCACGGCAGGCGGCCGATGTCGTAGAGGCGCTGGAAGTGCTCGAGGTAGCCTTCGTCCCACTCGTCGTACTCTTGCTCTAGCACGTACTCGTCCCACCTGTTGATAACCACGTTGAGCATGGAGCGCGTCCCGCTGTAGGACTCTGTGGACTCGCGAGGGAGGCTATCGAGGCCCCACACGGAGTGGAAGGCGATCTCGTAGAGGTTGGTGGGGTTCGCTTCAATCTTGAGGCTGTCCCAGTGCTGCCTTTCTATCGTTGTTATTTCTGTTGCTCCCCATTACTGAGGGTTGATAATGAACAGCATGATAATTGGTGACAAGGCGAGCAAAGCCCCGCCAGTAAGGCCGAAGAACACCTGTTGGCCGTAAGTCAGCGTGAGAAAACCCTTCAGTTTTTCCTTTAGATTGGGGCTGCGGCGTAGACACATTGTGTATTCATCCCTTCGTGACAGCCATGCTGGGTGTGTATGGAAAACACCGTTGGTTGACTGCCCCGCAGTCTTATCCAGTTCCTTTGCAGCTACCATGCGCCAGTAGCGCATACGTTCTTCGTACTTGAAAGTACGGTTCTTCCTGAATTGGGTTTCGTACCACTGTGCGAGTGCTTCTGCGGCACGATGAGTCATCCAAAACTTGTCACGCCCGCTCACGATGTACGTTTCGTCACAAGCTTTATTCCAGCGCTCGATGAGATCGTGAGGCGCAGCATGATTCTTGCTGATTTCTGGCTTGTACATGTGTTCTCCTATTACCGATGATTGAGTAGTGCTTGGGTGTGGGCCATGATGCGCACGAGCGAGTCGATGCGGGCTTCTGGCGTAGCGCTGGGGGTGCGCCAGGTGTTCCAGTCGTCGGTGCTGCCGTTGTCGGCGTTGTAGGCGTTGAGTGCTCGCGTGAGCGCCTGGTAGTGATTCTCTCCTGCGAGAGCCGTGGTCTCGGCGCGCAGGATAGTTGCTGCGGCTCCCAGGAGGATGATGAGGTCTGCGGGGGAACGCAGGGGGTCACCGTCGAGTTCCGCGTCCGCGTACGCGCCGAGGATCGTTCGTTCAGCGTCGATAGCTGCGGGGGCGAGTGGGGCCCGATCGTAACGCCAGGCGATCTCCTGGTCAAGGAGGCCGGCCCCGATAATGACGGTGTACGTCGTGGCTTCCGCAACTTCGCGGGTGTCAGCGGTGGGCATTCTGGCGGCTCCCCACTGAAATCCATGTCGCACTGGCGATAACGAATGCGACGCCGACAACGCCGAAGGAGACGCCGATCCAGTAGTCCCACGCGCCTCCATCACCAACGGCGGTCAGGTGGATGAGGAGGGCAATGAGTAGGAGGGCGCTTGTGAGGGCTCCTGTTACGAATGCGTATGCTTGCCGCATTTGCTTCTCCTTCTTCCTTTGCTTTCTGGTGTTGGTTGGTAGTTTAGTCGGTTTTATCTTGCGCGCAAGCGTGTTTATATACCAAATTGGTTAAGTGGATCACATGAGGGGAGGAAGGGGGAGAGACAAAAACAGGACCGGCCCAAACCCACACGGAGAGGTTCAGGCCGGCCCATAACCCAGAAAGCGGAAGGAACCCAAAGGGTCACCGCCAGACCGATCATACACGCCAAACGACTAACCAGTCCACTCAAGACCCCGATTGTCTGGATCTAACAGCTACACGCCGTTAGGCTCCCTCACGGAGCCTTGGTAGATGTAGGCGTTGTGGACGCCGAAATGGATGGAGCGGTCGGTGGGGCTTTGTCTGCGCATCAGCGTCTTATCGCTCACGCAGGTTCCCCTGACGGGGAGCGTATGCCAGATCCCGCCGACACCTCGGAACGTGTCGGTTTCAAGTTCTTTAGCCCAGATCGTCTTGGCTGTTGCTCGGACGACCTCGTAGTACTTGTCGCCTGCTTTGAGGATGGTGCCGACGGGTACGAGCTGGGCGGTAGGGGGTGTGGGAGCCATTGGGGTTTCCTTTCGTTGGTCTTGGGGTGTTAGTTGTCGTATCTGGGGTCGTGGACTTCGCCATGGTAGCGGTGTACTTGGAGACCTCTGATGTAGAGACCGCCATTTTTGTGGAGGCGACAGGGGATGACGGTGTCGTTAACGAAGCCCCCCTGAACGGGGATGCGAGCGAAGTCAAAGGTGCGCAGGACAAACGCTTCGACGGTTGTTACTTGACGCAGCCAGACCGTTTTCGGCGCGCTGCGCACAACTTCGTAGTAGTAGATGCCTTCACGCGGATCACAGACGCGGACTATGGCTTCAATCGGCATGAGGGGTTTGGGTTTGTCCATGAGAGGTTCCTATTCAGGCTTGTGCACGATGTCCTTGGTCGGGTGGAGGCGGGTGTTCGCGTTGGGGCGGATGCTGCCCGTGTTGTCGATGCGGCGCATGATGGGGTCTCCGATCAGGGTTGAGCGGCTGATCGTCGGCGGCGCGGTTCTCGAGTGGGCGACTTCGAGTTCTTGCAACCAGAGAGTCTTCTCGGTGCGCTTTACGACCTTCCAAGCGCGCTCAGCTACCGGGGACCAGTAGATCGTCCCCACTGGGGGGAGAGTGAACCGGTTCCTGATGTGAGGAGGCATGGTTTCGTAGCTCCCTCTTCTACTGGCCGGGCCGGTAGATGTCGTTGTACAGGTCCGCGTACACGCCCTTGTGGATGCACAGGCACGCATCTTGGAGGACTCGGCACTGACGTAGAGGAACGTCCGTGCGGGTCATGCCGAGCATGGGTTCTCCTGCGGTGTTGGTGACGAGTTGGCGTAGCCACACGGTTTTTTCGGTGCGGCGTTCGACCTGCCAGTACTCGTCCTCGCGTAGGCGCGTGTAGTGCCTCATGTGGCTTAGTCGGTAGATGGTCCCGATCGGCGGGGCGATGAGCTCGTGCTTCGTCATGTTCTTTGGCCCTTCCTTTCTTCGTGGGTACGTGGATGCTACCTGTATAGCTCCTGGGGGGGTGGGGAGCATAGGCGCGCCGACAGGATGGGCGTAATCGAATCTTCCTGTCGCTCATCCCTCTAAGCCTGGGGGAGCTTGGACGGCGCGCCGTCACGCACACTGTCAATGCTTGAGCCGCCCTTGCTCGTCACGCGCAGAGCCCAGTCCGACTTCCGGGAATGTCACGTGAGCGAGTGTCTTTCCGTCCGCAAGGTTCGGGTGGGAGAACCAATAGCCGCGCCCAACACTCACGTAACGGGTGGGAGGCACGCCCGCTGCTGCGCATGTCTCGGGGGTGAGTGTGTACGAACTCCACTCCACACGTCCGAGCTCGCGCACGGTTGGCAGAGACTCTGTGTATCCGCAGATCGTCCCGTCTCCATCAACCAGTACGCCATGATGCTCGATGCTGCGGCGCTCAAGTACGCGCTTTTCTGCTTTGGATGCCTTACCGATGGCCTCAGCCCAAGCGGTTACAGGAGCAGGGTCCGCGTCAGTCATGCGTAGCTTGTTCTGCAAGTGGTGTCGGACCTTGTTCGCGTAGTAGTCATCTACTGGCTGTGCGCCTGCTTTCGCGCGGTTTGCTCCACCGCCGTTCATGCGGCGTTCGATTTCCTGGAAGATATGGGCTGTCCCTCTGGGGGCGCGCTTGTAGGTCTCATCGACGCGGATGTTGGTGCCGTCGGCGCGTTTGCGTAGGCCGCTTTGCGTGTAGATCCAGGATCCGCGAACGAGCGCGTACTCGGTGACGGTCTTGTGGGTGCGTTTGTCGATCCAGTGCGTGTAGGTGACGCGAACCTTGCGTGTGTCTGTGGTTTTCATTGCTTGGGCTTTCTTCTGGCGTTGCGACCAGACAATGTAGAGGTTTTGTACGTCCTCTGGCGTGCTGGTGGACCAGTGGGCGATGCTGGGGCGGCAGAAGTCCGTGCGGTTGTAGTGCTTCGAGGTGTGGTGCCACTCTTCGACCTCGAGGAAGTACTCTCGCAGGAACTCGAGCGGGTATTGGTCGAGCTTCAGGTAGGCGCGAGCGTCGGCGGGAAGCGCGTCCAGGATGTCAGCCTTGGTCCACTTGGAGCGGGGGCGCAGGCCGCGGTCGTATGCGTCGATGGCGTTGTTGCTCATCGAGAAATCATCGGCGTAGCCAGCCATGAGTCACCACGCTCCTGTGCTGTAGCCCATGGAGTCGAACGACGCGGGCGGGACGGGGAGGCCGTCGATGCAGGCCTGGCACATGAGCTGCCCTCGTTCGAGGACGATCTTGTAGGCGTTCACGGCTGTGGTCCTGAACGTGTGGGCGTTGATGCACCACCAGGTGTAGGTCTTGGTGGGGTCGCCTTCCCAGATGGGCGTGTTTTCGCGCCAGTAGGGGGCGAGTGCTGCTGCGTCCACGTAGGGGATCTCAGTGTCTTTGGTGTTGCTCATCGTGGGTACCTGTTTCCGTATTGGCCGTTGATGGCCCGTTCGAGGCCGTAGTTGAGGATGCTTTCAGCCCAGCGCGTGGGTCGGGCGTGCTCTCCTGTGTATGCGGGGCATTCTCCTTCGCCGTTGGGGCCAATTGTGAGGAGGACGCTCGAGCGGGCCTTGTTGATGTAGAGGCCTGTGGGGTTGGTGCGTGTGTGGGGGCGTTTCCCAGAGTGGCTGAGCCAGGCTGAGGTGTCGTCGTAGCCCAGCTGGAGGGTGTGGTAGTCGCGGATCTGGGAGATGAGAAGCCCCATGACAGAGGCGTCCTCTGTGAGGATTGCGCGCAGGTGTGAGACAGAGAGGGTGTCGGGAGAGACGAAGATTGCAGCGTTCGCCCGACCGTCTACGGCACCTGCTTTCTTGAACGGCGCGTACGTCATCTCGTAGTCGTCGATGACATGGAAGTCATTGATGATCTTGCGCATGTCGGGCGCATGAACGATGGAGCCGTCGAGGTTAACCATGAGCGCATTAATGCTTCCTTTTTCGGTGATGATCACCGAGTTCGGGTCCGCAAAGTCCATGTAGTACGAGTACTGCTTGCCGGGGTCGAAACACTCGGAGAGGAGGTCGGTGAGGCCGAGGTCGCGTGGGGTGCCGATCTTGAATAGGTCCGTCCACGTCAGAATGAAACTGTAGGAGGCGTCTAGGATTCGGACATCGGTTTCGGGCTTCGCGTCGTGGCCTGCCCATTGGATGCCTGCTCGCTGCGGGTTATTGCTGTAGCCTCTCTGTACTTTGACGTTGAGGAGTTCTTCGAGCGGAAGATGATTGTGGGGGATGTGGTTGGGGTACATGGGGGTTCCTTTCAGGCGTACTGGGAGATGCCGACGGCTCCGATCTGGATGTTGTTGCGGTCGCGGATGGGTTCGCCGGGGACTCGGATGTCTGGGCGGTGGTAGATCTTGAGGGCTTCGGCGGCGACGCGGGACACGATGATGTACATGCCGGGGATCGGGTTCGGGAGGCCGACGCATTGCTCCGGGTGCGTGATGTTCAGTGTCTCAGGAATACCTGGGATCATTTCCGGGAGCGGCTGGTACTCGTCAGGGACTCGGACGACGGTGCCCGATGGCGGGATGACGCACAGGATGGTCTGCTTGTCGTACCCGTAGATGGTGAGCGCGTGCGTGGAACCGTTAACGTAGACGACACCGTTTCCGATGGTGACGCCTACGAGGGGGCCGACGCTGGTGTCAATCATGATATTGTGCAGCATATGAGCGTCTCCTTTCTGACTGACCTACTTGTGGAGCGTTGTAAACCAGGTGGTTTGGCCGTTTAGGAGGGGCTTCGCCTGGGCTGCGTCGAGGACGACCACGGGCGGGGGCGTGTGGTTGGGGCCGGGGCTACTGGCGGTCGCTGCCGCCCATGCCGCCTGGTAGTTGTCGTCGGGCTGGCTGGGGGTGCGGTATCCGGCGACGTAGAGGGTCGGGGTCGCGCCGAGGGTAGCGAGGTCGAACATGGACGCGACAGGCGTGGCGGGGGTCTGGCTCCACGGGTAGACGAGGGCCGTCATGTCCCACCCGTCGGGGAGGTTACGGACCTGGAGGTGATTGTCCGCGTCGCGGCTGCGGAACATGGCCTCCCACGCGGCCATGGAGGCGTTGGCGGTGACCATATTCGTCACGTTGTCCGCGTCGGGGGTTCCGGCGTTCATGTGGGCGACGTAGAGGACGGGTGTCGCGCCGTCAGAGAGGAACACGTACCCGTCGAGGCTGGCGGGGCAGTCAGTGGGGGTGTCGGTGAGTGTGGGCGCGTAGGCGACGGGGTAGATGCCGGTCTTGAGGTACTGGTAGCGGCTGGTGAGCGCGTCTTGGACCTGCTTGCGCTGTGAGAGGCAGGTGTCGTGGTAGGCGACGTTGCTGGTGTTCCAGGCTGCGCCGTCGGGGAGCGAGGGGAACAGCGTCCACGCAGTTGTGTCGCCGTCGGCCGGCTTGTCGGTGCGGGTCTTGTCGAGGCCTCGTTCTGACCGGCGGGTGATGTCTTCGACATGGGATTGGGCCTCCTGGTATGCGTCGCGCTCAGGGTCGAACGCGCCGGCCAGGTGCATCACGATAGCGACGACGACGACGACGAGGAGGACCAGGGCTACAGGTATCGTGAACACGGCGGCTGTACGTGCCTTCTCCTGCCCTTCTTCGCTCTCGTAGTCCCAGGAATCGATGGCGGCTTCTGCGCGCTTGTAGGGGCTGCGGGGGAGCCTCATAGCTTGTCTCTTTCTGGAGCGTTGACGGCTCCCAGGTAGCGGGTGATGAGTCCTCGATGCTCGGGGTGTCGGGTGATGAACTCCCAGAGGTTGTTTGCTGCTGCCGGGTGGATGAACGCGTTCTCGATCATGACGGTCAGGTTCACGCCTTCGTGCTCGTACTGTTCAGTGAGGGCCTGTATCTCGCGGGGGAGTTCCGCGTCCTCGTCGTAGATGCCGAAATGGTGATCAGGCTTGTACGCGTCGGGGACTCGGTTGATGAGCTCGTGCTCTGTGAGCCCGTATGCCGTGACGGCAAGGGGGCTACCGTCGCTGGCGTGATCGGTCAAGAGTGGGATGTCGCGCTGCCACATGCTGCGCTGCCTGTGCCCGGCGTTGACTGCGACGGTACGCGAGTAGGCCGCGGCGTTGAGCTTCACGGCCTTGTCTGGGTTCGCCAGGAAGCTGGTGACGATCTCGACGGTTGGCACGTCAACGTGTTTGGCGATGGTGTCGATGTCTGCGAAGAGGCCCCAGACCTGGTGGTGACTGGGGCGACGCACGCGAGGGAAGTATTTCACGCTGCGCTCTTCGAGATTTGCGCGAGGCGCTGCTCGCGTAGGAAGTCCTTCAACCAGTCCAGGTTGTAGGCGGTGGAGTCGTTCTGTTCCATGTCATTCTCCGATCGCCGAAGTAGCGTTGGTGGCCGTGGGGCGCGCGCACGCGGCGAGGACGAACAGGTTCACGCCGGGGACCCCGAGCAGGAACATGAGTGCCCAGTTGTAGCCCGCGTCAATGAGGCGGCGGCTTGTTGCGGCGAGGAACGGGAACGTCTGGATCAGGAGGAAGATTGAGAAGCCGATCAGCCACGGGACTGCGGTCATGATCGACTCCTGTCGGGTACGGAAGATGCTTCCGTTCGTCGTCGCAATGAAAACGACGGCAGTTGTCCAGAAGTACCAGACGACTGCTGTGGTAGCGACGTAGAACCCGACGAGGGTCCAGTAATCACGCCTGTTCATGGGCGTGTCGAAGTCAAGGGCCTGCGTGTAGAAGCCCTTGAGTACAGCTCCTAGCTGCTTGATAGGTGTGGACATGATGGTTGGGTTACCTTTCTGTGTTGGTTTCGTCAGGCATGATGCTGACGTACTCTTCTGGCTCACGTGGCGCGTTGAGAAGCGCCTTAGCCTTCGGGTTGGCTCTGATCGTGACTTCGACGACGGGCTGGGGGAGGCGGTCGATGCCCTGCCACATGAGGGGCCGGATCAGGTTCCGGTACTTCTCAGGCTGATGCCCCTCCCATAGGATCCGCGCGATGATGGGGGAGCGCACCTGGAAGATGACCGGGTGCTGAACCTTCTTCGCGAGCGCCGGGAGGGCGAGGGTCAGCTTCGTGAGGAGTTCCCCGGTGCGGCTGACGTTCTCCGCGTCGGATGGACGGTATGTGCGCCACCAGACGGGCTCCTTAACGCCCTTGATGAACAGGGCGACGCACGTGTGTCCGGCGGCGTTCGTGTAGACGCTGATGATGTTGCGCGGGGTCTTACGTGGGGTCACTTCTTCTCCAGTTGCTTCCAGGCCGTCGTAATGTCCGTCTCGAACTCGAGGAGGGTTTCGTACACGCGCCCGGCGTGTAGGGACACTGTGTCGTTGGGGATAGCGAGGCGGGCCTGCACGTAGGGCACACCACCGTCCTTGATGGGCTTGTACGATCGCTCGAGCGGCACGTCGTCAGCGAATAGCGCTTCGGCTTCATCGCGACCCACGTGGGGCAGATGAGGGAGAGCGACGAACTCAGCCGGCGTCAGATCTGCTGCTGCGACCGCTTCGCTGATGTCATCCGCGAGCGCGGGGTCCGCGCCTTCGTAGAGAGACTCCCCTGAGTGTGCGGTGAGGATCGAGAGCGGGTTACGGGTCTTGGTCTGCTCGACGTACCTGTACACGTCGTCAGGGCTGACGGTCGTAGCGCCGATCCCCTGAACAGCGTGGTAGGCGCTTTCCTCGATCTTCGCGGGGCAGCGCGGGTTCACGCAGGTGATGAGCGTGAGGTCGATTCTGGACGCGAGGGGCCACTCGCATCGCGGGCACTGCGCGGGGAGTGCTGATGCGAGCTTGGGGGCGACGCTGTGTAGGCGTTTGGCGACCTCGGTGATGAGGGGCACCGGCTCACTCCTTCCTGTGGGATGTTTCGTTACCCTCATAGTTTATCGCATTTTTGGGTAAATTCACGGGGAATAGCTCGTTGTGGACACGTTTAGGGAATGGGAAACCCCCCCCCGCCCCCCCCCGCCGGGGCCGCCGCGCGCCGCGGGGGGGGGGGCGGCCATAGCCAGGACGACGGTAGGCCTCGCTTGGCGAGCTCGTGCTTGATGCGGTCGGCGACTGCGCGCGCACACGCGAGATGTGGACTGTCCACCCCGTAGCGTTCGCCGATGTCGCGGAGGCGGTCCTTCATGCGCATGGGTGCGCCGGTTGGGGAGGTCGTCATGTCGGCGGCGTTGACGATCAGGAGGTCGTCGTTCATGACGCCGACGTTCGGGTCTCCGTGGTCGTAGATGGCATCCGTCGCGAACCCGAGGTCGGCAAGGACTCTGCCGCCCGCGTGGGCGTGGTCAGCCGGGTCGAAGGCGTAGCCCACGTCATGCAGGAACCCCAGGATGTAGAGCTGGCGCGCCTGGTCTTCGGTCTTCCCGAAGATGGTTGTGGCGATCTCGTAGGCGCGGTTCGCCGTGGCGTTCATGTGCGCGAGGCGATTGGGTGTAAGGGGGGTGAGCGTGGTGGTCATGCGCGGGATCCTTTCAGAGGTTGATGCGAGCGCGGATATGGTCGAGGCTGACTGGCTTATATGCCCACGCGTCTACTCCGACGTTGACGTCGAAGCATCCCCATTCGGGGCGGGTGGGCGTTTGGTCGTGGGTGTGGCCGTAGAGGAGGACGTGCGTCTCGTCGCGGGTGAGTGAGTTTCCGTAGAGCACCTTCGGGTCGAAGGCATTGGACGAGCACCCGGCGGGGACACCTGTACGGGCGACCGTGTTAGCGACCTGCGTAGACGGATAGTGCGACAGGATGAGCGGCGGCATATCGGCGACCTGGAGGACCATCGTGTCAGTGATCGTCGAAAACACTTCCGCGAGACGCAGAGTCACCCACCTGGCCTTCGGATCATGGTTGCCGCGGACGAGGTGCATGTGCTTGTAGCCGACACGCCTAGAGACCGGCTCTAGGAGTGTGACGGCATGGTCGATGTCGCGTTTCCTGCCGAGCGAGAGGTCACCGAGGATGTAAAGGTCGTCCCCGGATTGGAGGCAGCGCAGAAGATTGCTGACGATGGCCTGGTCGTGCTGTTCGACGCTGCGCGCGCCTCGGTGCGTGAGTGCGACGTTCTCGTGGCCAAGGTGCAGATCGCTGGTGAACCAGTGCGTCATGGGCGAGCGCCTTCCATGGTTTCGTATGCGGCGACGATGCTGTCGCGTAGGGCGACGTAGAAGTCCCGGTTGATGGGGTGGTAGACCTCGTAACGTCGCCCTTTGGAGGGGTTGTACTGTGAGGGCATTCGGAGACTGTAGGTCGCATCAGGTTCTCTGATGAGGCGCATGTCTGTGATGACGAGGAAGTCGCCGATGTAGGCGGCTGCTTCGCAGAGGAACCCGCGTGTTGTGTCGTCGGGGATGTGGGTGATCTTCACGCGCGTGATCTCGGGTCTCATAGGTAGAGCCGTCCTTGTCTGCTGACGATGTTGCCGACGCGGATCTGCTTTTCGACGACGGCGCGGGGGAAGTAGCGAATGGTGTCCTCATAGGTCGCGCCGGGGTGGGCGCGTAGGAACTCGCTGATGGTGGCGGGAGCCTCGTACACGGAGTCCGTGACGGCCCCTGTAGGCGCGTGTGTGGCGCGAACAGGCTTCGCCGCTACCACTGGGCCTTTGGCGCGCCCTGCGGCGCTCTGTGGGGCTTGCTGAGCGCGACGACGGCGATCGCCGCTAAGGTCACGGTGAGGGGTCTTGCTGCTCGTCGCTTTGGTCTGGGCGACACGGCTGCGGGTGGCCTTCCGGTTGGGAGCACTTGGCGCTGGCCGTTGACGGTTAGGATCAACACTCATGGCCTCCAGTTCGGAGTCGGGGAAGCTGCTGACGAGAGCCGTGAGGGCATCACCGGTCAGGGGTGCTTCGCCTTGGATTCGTCGTAGTGGCTCGATGTACTCCGAGCGGGTGGCCGGAGTGATGGGGCGCGGGTGGGAGAGGAACGCGAAGCCTTGCTCTCGTTCTGTTTGCTCGAACTCGTCGAACATCTCCCGTATGAGGGCTTCGTAGTCGCCGGTGCCGATCACCCGGTTCTGGTGGTAGGTGGTTTGGGCGGCTTGGAGCTGTTGTGCGACGTCGGGGTCGATGTCCAGGATCATGGTTCACGTCTCCTAGAGTGTGTCCCAGAAGGACTCGTTGTCGAGGTTGGTGCTTTCCTCAGGAGTCAACGCAGGTTCCTCGGAACTCAACGCGGGAGGCTCTTCCACGACCTCCCACTTGTCGCCAGTCCGCTCATCGCGCGTGTCTGGTTCTGGCGTATCGTGTGCTTCGACAACAGCAGGCTCTTCCAGGATGGTATCCACGACGTCCGCAGTCTCTTCTGGGGCCTTGTCTCTGAACGCGCCGCGGATTGAAGGACCTCCCTCCTCGCGGGTTTCGTCCATCGTCTCCCTGTCCTTGACACGCGAGAACAGTGCTGCTGAGCTTCTACGGCGCTTCCCCCCGGTCTTACGAGGTGCCGGCGCAGGCTCCGGTGCCGACGTGGGTGCCAGCGCGGGGGCGGGCTCTTCTGGACGTCCGAACGGGGCTGCGTGACGCTGCCAGCGATCAGCGGCTGGAGGGGTTGCAGGCGCGGCTGGCTCTTCGGCGGGACGCGCGGGGTCGAGCTTGTCCCAGTAGCGGCCAATGTAGGACTCGAGGCGTTCCATGCCCTTCGTGTCGGGGGCGAGGACTGCTGCTCGAAGGTACGTGGGTACGCCGTCGTTGATGTCGGCGATGCGTACCGCCACGTCGCCGGCGTTGGAGAGCTTGTAGGGGAACTCGCTGGCCGAGTTCAGGCCGAGGTTTTCGGCGGCGCTCGCGTCGCTGGCTGACTTCGCGGTGATGCGCACGGAGATCAGCTCGGACACGCTCTTGGGGATCACGTCGTTCTTCACGCGGTGGGGGATGAAGATGGCGCGCATACCCAGGGCCGGGAACTCGGACACGAACCGCTCAATGAGCTCACGGTACTCGCGAGCGTCTTCCTTGCCCATGGCGTTGGCGAGGGACATCATCTCGTCGAGGACGACGTACAGGAATGGGAAAGCGACTTCGGGGTGATCGCGTCGGAACTCGAGGACGTTGACGTACCCGTACTGCCGCATGATGTTCTTGCGGCGTGGGGCTTCGGTGTTGACGAGGTAGCGGAGCATGTCGATCACCGAGTCCACGGTGTACTCCTTGCGGCGCACGTGCGGCAGGTTGTAGTTGGCGTACTCGCTGATCTGGTTCTTCGGGTCACCGATGTACAGGTGCAGGTCGTTGGGACTCATGTAGGCGCACATCTGGTTGAGGATGAGCTTAACGATCCACGACTTACCGCTTCGAGGTTCACCGGAGACGACGATGGCAGGTGCCTTGAGGAGATCCACGTACTCAACCTTGCCGTCGCCGGTAGTGCCGATAACGACGGGCATCTCGTTCTTGGGGTCGCGCACGAACTTCTGCGCGTCGGTGGACGATGCGTACATGTCCGCGAGGGAGATCATGTCGATCTTCGTTCCCTTGTAGATGCTGATGAACGCGCGGGACCCGGACTCGGCGCTGGTTGCGTAGGCGTTGGGGTATTCGAGGTTGCCGTTGTCGTCGTACTTGTAGATGTTGGCGACCTCATCGGCGATTGCCTGGGTCTTCATGCGGGGGGTGCGGCTGATCGTCAGCTTGAACATGAAGGGGTTCTCGGAGGCGTCCTTGAGGTCTGGGAGGAGATCCTCGCGGGTGCCGACCTGCTTGGCTGCGTCGCGGATGAGCTCAGCCCAGATCGCCCACTCTGCGCTGCCTTCACGGATGTTGCGCATATCTGCGAACTTAGGGCTGATCGACGGCAGGCCCTTCGTTAGGGTCTCGTAGATGAACTGGCGGGTCTGGGTGCCCTTCTTCATGTCCAGGTTCTCGAGGTCGGACTCGAGGGAGTCGTAGTCCACGTCCTCAACGGGTTCCTCGTCGGGGATGAGGTCGTTCCAGTCCCACCCGTCCGCTTCAGGCTCGGGCTCGGGGGTTGGGGCGCTCGCGGGTTCTGGCTCGTCGAACACGGGGAGGGGCTGCGGGTCAGCGACGGGTTCCGGTTCCGGCTCGGGGTCTGGGCGGCGTAGCTGCTCGCGCACGTCATCTTTCTGGTCGATGAGGTAACCACCGGCAAAGGTCGCGATACCGACGAGGGCGGAGACGGCTGCACCGACCAGGATGTAGTAGCCGACGGTGAGCGCTGGAAGGAAGTTCGACAGGAGCCACATGCCCGCGCCCGCTACTGAGACGACGCCGCTGGTCTTCATGGTTGTAGCGCCCATGCCGCTCACGGACGCCGCCGTATGGTTCTTTGCTGCGACTACGGCGGCTTTCGTGAACTCGTAGGAGTTGCGGCCAGCTTTCGACGCTGCCTGATGCGCAGCCTGGCTGATCGCCTCGGATGCTGTCTGCGGCTGCTGTCCTGACTGGCCGAAGGACGCGGGCGGCGGACCCTGCTGGCCGAAGGATGGGGAGAACGGGTCAGCGGACGGGCCTCCGAACGGCGACGGGGAAGACGAACCGAAACCGGAGCGGGAGGACCCGAAGGGGTCCTTACTGCCGCCGCCGAACGGGCTGTCGAAGGAGGACGAGCGCGACGAACTACCGAAGGGATCCAGAGCAGGGGCGCTGGAGGGTCCGGAGTCCATGCCCCAAACTGAGTCATCGCCCATGCCGGGCGCGAACTCAGGTTCCTGGTTGCGGGCGTTGAAGCGTGCGAGCGCGTCGTCGCCGTTGGTGGGGATGGCCATAACCGTTAGGCCTTTCTGTGAGTTAGCGGACTGTGATGAGAGCGATGACGAAGGCGACGACTGCGACGATGCAGGAGATCGCGTGGAAGCCGTTGCGGTACTTCTCGTCGAGGTCTTTGAGGGAGTGGACTGCGACGTTGCTGAGAATCAGCAGCATGGTGAGGATGGACCAGATCATCGGCTTGAATCCTTGTACTGCTCGCGGATGTAGGTTGCCACGTCAACGCCGTCGGTGTTGCGTAGGAGGTTGTCCAGATCCTTGTCGATGGAGACGAGCCACCCGCTGTTCTGTGCGGGGTAGCGCTGGACGGTGAGGTCGAACGTCACGTCACGCATGGGAGCGTCGCCTTCTTGTGGGCCGGTGGTTTGGAGGTGATCGACAGCCTGCTGGTAGGCGTTCGTGACGTACGTGTAGACGTACTGGTCGCCCTTGCTCGTGTCGCTCTCGCCCTTGTTGTAGTCGCGGAGGTTCTGGAAGATCGTGTCGCGATCTTTGGTCCAGAAGGTCTTATTGGTGAAGTCGAGCATCTTGGCTCGCACTGTGTAGACCTGCTTGTCGGTGGAGAAGTTCGCGCCGCGGGTGACGGACTGGACCTGTAGGGACAGGAGGCCGAGGCGGTAGCGGTCGCGCTGGTACTGGTCCTTGTAGTCGGTGCTCGCTGCCGTGTCGGTGTCGAAGAAGTCCGCGTAGGTTGTCGTGACGGACGATCGACGTGAGCTCGCTTCGGCGGTGGTGAAGTCCAGCGTGTTCAGAGCACGCAGGTAGGCGTAGGCAACCTCGTCGGGTGGGGTGTAGGGGTTGCCCAGGGACAGGAGGGTGCCGTCCACGTCCCAGATGAACCCAGGCTTCGGGGTGCCGTACTTCTCCCGTAGGCTGGGCTGCTGGTTCATGAGGAGCTGGTCAACGCCGTCGGGGCCCGCAGACTCAGACGCGGATGGGGCGGAGCCGGACTGCGCGAGGGCGCGAACCCGTTCTTCGTTCGCGCGCGCGGATGATGCTGAGTGCGAGAACCAGTAGACCACGGCGATGACGAGGACGAGGGTGACGGGGAGGATGATCTTCCACTTGGTGCGCACAAACTTGATGACGCGCTCAAAAGCGGTGAGGTCTTCATCCTCGTCACCCATGTTGCTGGCCACTACGGGCTGCTGTGGGCGCGGCGCGGGTCGGGGGGCTGGCGTGGGGGCCTGTGGGCGCTGTGGTGAGCGCTGCTGGCCGGAGGAGGAGGCAGTAACCTTCATTTTTGTCTCCGTTGTTATCTAGCTGGTTAGTTGATGAGGCCTGAGAAGTCCCAGCCATCCGAGTCGGGTGCTACTTCTGCTGGCGGCTCGACGGTGGCTTGTTGTGCGCGTCGCGAGCGTCGGCGTAGCGGGGGCCCCTGTTGGAGGAGGTTGTCGATCTGGCGTTGGATGTCGTCGGGATCCTGGAACGCTGTTGCTGCGCTCGAGGCCTCCTCGATGGTGGTGTCCTCGACTGCTTCGACAGAGCCGGTCTTGAACAGTTCGGACTGTGCGATGCCGTCGGGGAGTACTACCTTTCCCAGGGTAACCTCTCCGGTGGATAGCTTGATGACGAACGCGCGCTTGTAGGGCGATTCTGGGCCATCTTCGGACGTCTTGCTGGTCGCGGTGGCGAGCATGGTGAGTTCGTCCTTGAGGTAGCTGATGCTGAGCTTATCGGCGATTTCGTTGCGGACGTTCGCGTCGCGGATCGCGCCGATAGCGACCGACTGGACGTTCTCGAAGATCTTGAGTTTCGAGCCTGCGTCCATGAACATTGAGGGCTGGTTGCTGATGATGAGGTTGATGTCGCCCATCTTGCGGCCACCCGTGATGGCGGTACCGAGGATGCCGGCGGCGCTGGGGAACTCGGCCCAACGCTGGAGCTCTTCCCACACGGTGACGTTGAACTTGCCCTCGCGTTTGCAGGTCAGGGAGCGAACGTGGTGGATCGACGCTGCGGACAGCTGAGAGAGCTGTAGCTGCACCTCGTCCACCATGACGGTGGCCTTCGACTTCATGCCGAAGGAGCATAGGACGACGCGGGCGTTGGCTACGTCTTCGGTGGAGACTCGGTTGGAGAAGACGCTGGCGCGGGAGCCGTCGGGCTCGAAGTACTCTGCGAGCTGGGCGCGCACGAATGTCAGGGACTTGATGTAGTCCTCGTCGCTGGCGCGGTAGTCGCCCACGGCGGCTCCCCTGCGTAGCGCTTCGTGGCCGTCCTTGATGACCTGGTAGACGCTGTAGAGGGTGAGGCCCTTGCTGTTCTTCCAGGTGTGCGCGTCGTTGCCGAGCACGCCCGCGTTGCGGTAGACGACGCTGATGGCGTTCTTGAGGATGCTTTCGGCCCACTGGTAGGTGTGGAGGTGGGATCCCATGAGGGCGCTGAGGTAGGAGAGCGTGTAGTTCACGCCCAGACCGTAGGTGCCGTTCTCAGCGTCGATTGCGAGGTCGCCGGAGCTCATGATCTCAACGGGGTCGAAGTAGCTGCCCTGGCCTTCAGCCATGTTGAGGATGAGGCAGGAGTCGTGGTTGGCGTAGAAGCTGACGAGAGGCGTGTACTCGTCGCCTTCCACGTCGTTGATAGTGAGTCGGACTCGGGAGTACTTCATGAGTTCGTTGAGGAGGTTCTTCACGAAGAAGGACTTGCCGCCACCCGTTTCGGCGATGACGACGAAGTTTTCCGCGTCCACGTCGTTTTCACGGAACTTGTAGAGGACCGGGTAGCCGGAGTTCACGTCGCGGGCGATGTAGGAGCCGTGGGTGCCGATGCGGCCCTGGTCGTAGCCGGTGAAACGGGCGATGATCTCGTCGGAGAACACGTTCTTTCCGACGCGACCGAAGGACTTGCGGCTGTGGTCCATGCTGAATGGGGAGAACGCGGCGGTGAAGTCGGCGAGGTGCTGGACGACGCGGTTGACGGTGATGCCGTTGCGGGTGCAGAACTCCTCGATCTTTTCGAGTGATTCGTCGAAGTCTTCGCCGCGGATGCCCATGACGATTGCGTGGCAGCGGTACTCGAAGAACTCGAGCTGTCGGTCGGCGCTGGTTGCGTTGGAGAGGTAGACGATGCTCTCTTCGCGCCACTGGTCGCGTGCGAGGTCGGTGCGGTTCTTCTGGTACTCGAAGGCGTTGTTGTCGAGGCCCTTGTTCTCCTCAGCAGTGTTCTTGTAATTGCGTAGGAGTGCCTTGAGTTTGGGGTCTTCCCAGTCGATCGTGGTGGGGATGCTGTAGTCCATGAAGAACATGCGCATCGTGGGGTGGAGGCGCTTGCGCATCTCGGCGCGGAACTGCATGGGGAGCGTAGTGCCGTACCCGTCGAAGGACAGGAAGACGACGAGGTTGTCCTTGCCGGAAAAGACAGCTCGGTTGTTCGTGTACAGGTTGTAGTCGCGCTCCGGGAATGTGCGCGAGTCCCGCATCTGAGTGTTCGTCGTGAACACGTCTGCCCATAGGTGGTACCAGGCGATACGGTTCATGAGGTCCCAGCGGCCCACTTTCTTGGGGCGTCCGGGTTCGTGGATGCGGCCTCCGAAAAGGAGGCGCACGATCGGGTTGGTCTTCTTTTTCGTTACTGCCGTGGTCATGGTTGTGTCTGTTTCCTTATGAGCGGGTGGCCACGCTGCCGAAACCCTCTATGAGGGCTTCGTACTGGCTGGTCAGCTGGGCGTAGGAGCTGACTCGTCGATTAGGGTTGTCTGGGTATTGGGTGAACATGGGCACGTAGGTGAGTGTGCCCGCGTAGCGGGTGTGTGAGGTGATGAGTCGTTCCAGGGGAAAATTAACGTAGCCTGCAACGGAGCTGAGGCCGTTCGCTGCGTACACCGTGCGAGACGCGCTGCCGATCACCATATGCGAGTGACTGTGCACTGTACGGTCCACGCAGACGACCGCGTTGTAGCGATTATCCTTGATGAGCTTGTCGAGCAGGAGCGCCGCGGTGGGCTTGCTCGTGAAGACCACAGGGGCGTGCAGCGCGGGGTCACCGTCGGACATGGAGTCGTCAACCCAGGTGAACTCTCGATAGTGTGTGCGGGTTACCTCGGAGGGGGGCTCAATGAAGATGAGGCGGGGCCGCATGTTGAGTCGATCCTGGAGGTAGTCTCGGAGCCCGAGCATGAAGCTGGTCAGGTACTTCATATGCCCGAGGTCCTTGACTCGGTAGATGGGCTTGTTCCCTTGGTAGTTGACCGGGGGGAAGTTCATGATGCGCAGGCCCGCGTTTCCCCCCGCGTGAGCGCTCTGGAGTTGAGCTTGAGCTGCTGCGAGCGCAGCCTTGGAGTTACGCGCATACGTCTTGAGGTCTGCAAGGCTATTGTTCATGTCGCTGAGGATCCCGACAGACACCTCTGCTTGCTCACGGCGTTCCTCTTCGGAGCGCTCGTATGCTGCGACGACGTTGGACGAGGACTGAGCGACGATCTTGAGGGTCGCACTCGGCAGATTCTTCCCCTCGCTGACTGATTCATGGAATGCTCGTAGGATGTTCTTGTCGCCGGATACGTCGTCGGCGAGCATAAGGTCAGTCCCCGACGTCAGGATGCCCTCGAGGATGTCAGGGCTTTCGAGGAGGTAGGAGTCCGCGTAGATCGTGCCGTTCAGCCCGGTGATCGCCATGGCGAGCGCCGTGTCTGGCTCGTCGTTGATGTAGACAAGCTGCGCGTCTTGCAGGCGCGGATCCTTGAGGGCGGCGATCGCTTCAGGAGCGTCTTCCTCCGTGTCGTGGATGACGACAGCTTCGACGGTCAGCGCGCTCGGTGCCGTTGCGAGGAAGTCTCTGACGGATGCGGCGATGAGCCAGTCAGGGAACCTGTCTGGCTGGATCGTCTTGGAGATGAGGGCTTTCATCATTGCGGTCCTGTGAGGGCTTCGATCTGGCGGGTGAACGGGTCACGGTCCCACACGATGCGGGAGGCGACCTTAGTGAGGAAGTTGAGGGTGTGCGGGTTCGCGCCGCCTGGGTGCAGCCATGACGTCTTGGAAAGCAGGCGGCAGAGCTTGTTGCTGATCTGGTCGGAGTCGTAGATCGTGTTCAGGAGGGTCGCGAATCCCTCGGGCGAATCCTGCGAGGCCAGGAAGTGCACCTGGGTGGGGTGCGCATCGTTGAGGGCAGTCAGGAATGCCTCTGTCTTGCCTGTTGCCTCAAGGGGTAGATCAACGACCGTGTAGTCGAAATGGGGGATGAATGGGATGACGGCCTCGAGGTCGTCGAGGTTCGTGTTTTTGTCCTCTGTCGCCCCATTCGACATGAAGTAGATGCCGCCGTCGAGGAACGGTGAACTCCCCTTCATAGACGGGCTGGTGGCTGCGAAACCGTCGGGGTTCTCTAGGAACGCGAGGATCGGGTGCTCTCCTGACTGGAGGTCGATGTAGAGGACGGTGTGCCCACTCTTGGCGTAGGTATCCGCGAGCGCAGCGCTGTAGATGGCTGTCTGCTGGCTATCAGTGGAGAGGACGGCGTTGACGCGGGCCCCGGTGCGGAAGATCGGCATGTCTGGGTTTGCTGATGGGGTGAGCTGTGGGGCGTGCGTGCTGAGTGGTTGGAACTTGCGTAACTGGGGTGGGGGGCAGGTGATGAGGCGGTCTTCGACGGTGAGGTTTTCGTCGTCGAAGAAGCCTGTGTCCGCGTGGCTTGAGCCTGCTGCGCCGAGGCTAAGGAGGCCGTCGGGGATTGCACTGGCGGCACTGTAGGTGCGGTCGTCGCTGATGGGCTGCGAGGTCAGCGTTGGTGATGCGATGTGCGTGTCAGTGTAGGTGTCGGCGATGTCCTTGAGTGGCAGCGTGAGAAGGTCCGCGAGGAAGGAAGCCTTAATGTTGTCTGCCAACGGGATGACGAGGCTGTGGGGGTGGTTGACGTTTGCTCGATACTGGCTGATTCGGTCCTCGCGCGCCTTCTTCACGAGGGCAACGCTCTCGATCTTTTCGGCCTTGCCGAGGAAGATGTTGAGGGCCTGGAGGTTGGTGTCCAGGATGGTGCCGGTGCCAAGCGTGGTATCACCGTCGAAGATGATGAGGCGATCGATGTTGATGCTGCTCGCGTCGGTACTGGAGTAGCGTCCATTCAGTTCTACGACGGAGTTGAACACCTCGTAGGAGTTCGAGTCCACCTGGTTGCGGACGCTGCGGAGGAGCGCGTCTGCGGATGCTCTATCAACGATGAGCGCGATGTTCATGGCCTTTTTCACGTTCTTATAACCTTTCGAGTGCCCGTTACTGGATCGGGGTGGTGGTGCCGTCGGCGTGGATGATGCGCGTGGGGCGCAGGAAGCGCCTGTAGTTGACCTGGCCCGTGGATTGACGGATCGCGTCGGACGCGGAGAACGTCAGGAGTGCGAAGTACTTCTTCGCGAGGGCCCCGATCTCGCGCGGGGGCATGTACGAAGCTGATGCCCAGTTCGCATTCCCACACAGAGCAGCCTTGAAAGCAATTGCCGCCTCGTGCAGATCCTCGTAGCTGCCGGTGCCTTTGGTGGTGGCCAGAAGGAACACGTCGCCGGGGGTGGTGGCGTGTTCCTGGAGAGCTGCGAGGTTTTCGTAGGTGGGGCGTAGCACGTCGTTGCGCAGCGAGGCGTTCTCGGTGTTAGCAAGGTCTTCGTTGAGTCCTTCAATGCGCTCGTCTTTGCCGATGCTACCCATGTAGTCAATGTGGCCGACCATGATGCCGCGCCTGCCGGCTTCGCGCATCGCGTACGCGTACCCCTCGTAGTGGTCGAAGACCGCCTGGGGGGTGTCGTTGCCGACTTTGGAGCCTTTGTTTGCGTGGATGAAGATTCCCATGCGTCCGCCGGTCTTGAAGTAGCAGACGTAGGGAGGCGTGCTTTCGATGCGGTAGATGCCCCAGAGGTTACTGAGCGCCATCCGGTAGTCGTTGGCGAGTTGCTCCATGAGGTCAGCTCGGAACTCGCGTTCCTCGAGGATGAGGTGCCGGATGATGAGCGACGCGATTGATGGGATGAGGACGATGCAGACGATCAGTTTGGCTCCGAGGCCTGCGCCTGAGCCGATCAGGTATGCGACGTCCAGGAAGAGGGCGATTGCGCCCGCGCCTGCTGCCATGTAGAGGCGGTTGCGCCACCGCTCTTTGCCGTTCACTTGCGGCTTGTCGAGCGTCAAGGGGATGGAGATTGACTCATCCCCCACCCGTGGACGCATATCGCTTCGTTCGTTCATATGCCTATTTTACTGTGTTTTTGACGGTAAAGGCTGGTATGTGGGGCGCGTGTTATCCGAAGTGGACGTAGCCGGTCACCCACTGGTTGAGGTAGCCCTTCTGAAAGCCGACGTCGTGGGTCGCTGCGGAGGACTCGTCGGGGGAGACGTTGAGGCCTGTTGCACCGTAGTCGGAGGCGTGGACGATCCACCCGTCACCGACGTAGATGGCGACGTGGCCGGGGCCCGTGATGATGTCGCCGGGGGTGAGGACTGATTCGTCGCCGTTGTAGGGGGTGGCGTGGGCGGCGAAGAAGGCGCTGTTGGCTGATAGGAGGCTGGTGACCTGCGCGGAGGATGACTGTCCGACGACGATGCGGTCCTGGTCGGCTCCGAGCTGTACGGGGTTGCCGGAGTCGTCCATGGTCCATCCGGACATGAGGAGTAGGGCGCTGACCCAGCCGGAGCAGTCGTAGCCGCTGGGGCCGCGGCCTCCCCAGTCGTAGGAGTAGTAGCCCTGTGCGGGGAGGTTCGCCATGGCGTACTTGGCGTTCGCGAGTATGGCGGGGCCGATTTGGCTGGGGGATGCGGCGACTGTGGGGACGCCGTTGCCGCCGTCGTAGGCGTTCACTGCGGCTGCTGCGCTGACGGTGGTACCCCCGTTACTGTTGCCGATGCTCAAGGCCTCGGGGGAGACCTTATCGGACAGGTTGGTGAGCCAGAACCAGCCGCCGCCAGCGATGACGAGCGCGACGATAGCGAAGATCGCGAGGACGGTCACCCAGCCCACCATGACGAGGCTGAGGAGCGCATCAACGGCGCGAGCTGCGAACTTGATTGCCCCGAGGGTTGCCTGTCGGGCGATACGCACGATCTTGGTGGTGTCGCTGTTTTCGCTACCCGTCGCCTTCGCTGTCCCCTCGATGGCAGCTTTGGAGGCGACATCTGCTGTGGCGACGGCGGCGTTGAGGCCGACGCGAGCGGTGAGGGCGACGATCTTGAGGGAGATCGACAGGCATAGGAGGAGGAAGGAGAGGATCACTTCGCTTCTCCCTTCTTGGCCCGTTGCAAACTACTTTGCTGTAGCTTGCAGGGTGTCCTTGCGGGCACCCGCTCCAAGTCTGACACGACGTTTCCGCCGACACTTGGTTCGCACTTCGCTGAGATTCGCGTTGCACGACCCGACAGGCCGCTCCGACTCACCATCTCTCCGTGCGCGTTTTGGGTCTCCGGGGCACTCCCGGCGACCAGAATGTTGACCGCGGCGTTCAGATCACGATCCATGACAAGGCCGCAACCATCACACCTGTAGACGCGCTCGGACAGGGACAGTTTGGCTTTCACTGCCCCACACGCCGAGCATGTCTTACTGGATGGGTACCACCTGTCGATGACGTGCAATACTGCGCCAGTCCTGGCGGTCTTGTAGTCGAGTTGGCGGCGAAACTCGCCGAACGACGCATCCGACACGGCCTTGGCGAGGCGGTGGTTCTGGCCCTTGCGAGACTTTGCCCAGTTCGACAAGGCGGCTGCTAACGACCGAAGCCCAGTGTTCGCAGCTTCCTTCGAGTTCTCGGCCCACCACGGCACGCCATCATCACCGACGGCGAGCGTGTCCTTGTTGGCGTTCCACCAGCGAACCAGCGAATAGAAAGACCACTCGGGCTTCGCGCCCGCGTCCAGCGCATCCTTCACATGCGCCAGCCCCGCGTTAAACGCAAACCTGGCCGCGCCAGCGTGCGACAACATTAGCCGCTCCTGCGCAGGAGAAGGGTCCAACGCCACCTTAACGGCCTTATAGGAGCTCATCGCGTGAGAGCTTCCAAGGCCTGCTGGGCACGGCGTGCAGCTGACTTGCGCCCGTACAGGCGAGCACAGAACGAGGTCAGCACCTCGGTCATGTCGCGCGCTAGGTCGTCGTCGAGGTCGGTGTCGTCTACGACGATAAGCCTGCGACCGGATGCTTCGAGCGCGCTTTCGATGAGGCAGGCGTTCGCGCGGGCGAGCCGGTCTCGGTGCTCCACGATGATCGTGCCCACGGTCGGGTCAGCTAACAGGTGGTTGAGTGTGCGGCGCTTATCGTCCACGCCGGAACCGACTTCGGTGACGACCTCGGGCGCGGCTACGCCCATGCTGAACGCGAACGCTTTGAGCCTGTCGGCCTGCCGTTGCAGGTCATCCTTCTGGTCGCCGGAACTAACCCTTGCGTAGCACACGACCCTACCCGCGTTCGACGTGGCGGGCGCAGTCTCGTATTTAGGGTCGTGGACGATGATCGCGCCGGTCGCAGTGCGCTCGAACGGGACAGGCATAGTGCCCTCACGGCACCACCGCCACACTGTTTGCGGATGGAAACCCTCACGCTCAGCCCACTCTCGAATACGCATAACGTGTAGTATAATGCGCATAAGTCTACGAATGCAAACGCTGCATACAGTAATTTAAAAACCCATCATCGGAAAGGTTCAAGAATGAGTCCTCGAAAGACGACCAAGACGACAGTGCGCATCGCCGCCCTCTTAGCTTTCGCCACGGCCACCACAACGATCGCTCCCGCAGCGCTCGCCACCAACGCTTTCGGCACCACGCAGCCCGCAACCGCCGCAGTCGCGCCCGCCGCCGTCACCGCGGCCCCCGCACCTGTAGCGTCCGTTGACTTCGACCTCGGCAACTACAGCCAGACCCGCAAGTGGCGAGGCACCGCCACCATCGCCCCACAGTCCGGCGCGACGATCACCAGCGTCGAAATGCGCCGCTACGACGCTTCCGGCACCCTCACCGCAGCAGGCCAGGGGACAGTGGGCGTGAACCAGCTCCCCGCCGACATCACGGCCCCCACCCGCATCGTCTACATCGTCCACACTGACAAGGGCGTGTACGCTGCGGGCATCCTCGCCACCAACGTCGGTGCAACCCCCATCACCATGACCGGGGTCCTCCCAACCGACACCGGCGCGCTCGCGCTCGCGGACGGCTCCTACAGCGTCGGCACCAGCCGCATCCCCGCGTCTGGTACCCCCACTGCCACGTGGGACAACACGGTCTTCACGCTCGGCGCTCACACCGTCGTCGGTGAACCGTCGATCACGGCCATGACGCTCGACCCCGCCGAAGGCCCAGCCTGGGGCTTCTATACGACTCTCCCTTCTCTCACGGCGACGATCAGCTCCGACACGCAGATCGTGTCCGCCACGACCGATGAGGGCTACCCGGTGACCGTCAGCGGTACCACCGCCACCATCAACCTGTCCGGCAAGCCCAGCAAGGCCACGCTGCGCGTCACTGACGAGTTTGGCCGCACCGCCAGCCAGGCCATCACCATCCCCTACGATGATGAAGGCCCGCAGTTCTCCAACCTCCGCGCAACCGGAGGCCAGGTCAACGCCTACGGCGACTACGCCACAGCAGGCACCGTGACCATCAGCGGTACCGCCACCGACAGCCCCTCGGGCGTGTACTCCGTGGAGCTCGTCAAGGACGGCGAAGTCGTCACCACCCTCAAGCGCCAGGGCGGCAACTTCACATTCTCGATTACTGAGGCCGGCACCTACACGGTGCAGACCATGGACGAAGCAGGCCTCACCAACGAGGTCGGCCTCAGTGCCTTCACCGGCGGTGACACGGACGTGCTGGCAATCGACTCCACCATCCCCACGCTCACCGTCCCCGACGCGATCGCCAACGCCCAGACACTCGGCGACGGCCAGTACTGGCTCACCTCCGCGCCCACGGAAGACCTGACGTTCACCTTCAGCGACGACCAGGAGCTCTCCCCGCGCGGTATGAGCCTCATCTTCGACGGTCGCCCCGTCACCCCCACCCGCGTCGCTGATAACAAGTACTCGTTCACGATCCCCGCGTCTGAGTTCACCGACGGTACGCGCCACCAGATCGACTTCTACGGCGCAGACCGCGGCCTCCACCGCACCTCTTGGGCTGGCACGATCTCAACGTCAACCAGCCAGGCCACCATCAACGCCATTGTCCGCAACAGCGGTGACATGAATGTCACCCCTTACGGCACGTTCTCCCGCACCCCCATCCAGGTGCAGCTCACCCCCCAGGGCGGTGGCGGCCTCGCGCAGACCTACACCGACCCCAGCGACGGCATGACCGTCTCCCCCGACGGTGTCGCCACCATCACCGGCAGCGTCAAGGACCCCACCGTCACCGTCACCGACCCGCTGGGCCGCTCCCAGACGCTCCACGTCGCAACTGCGCTCGGCTGGCCTTCCAAGTTCGCAGCCGTGGACACGCAGGCCCCCACCATGACCACCGACATCACCGCGACGGATGGGACTTGGTTCTCCTCCACCAGCGGAGCAATCACCAGCTTCGCCGCCCACGACGACAACGGCATCGCCACCATGACCGCCACCGTCAACGGCACCGACGTCGCCACCGTCAATCCCAGCGACAAGGCCGGCGAAGCTGCAACCACCGGCACGATCGACGTGGACTACTCCAAGGTCGCTCGCGCAGCTGACGGCTCCTACCAGGTCACCATCACCATGACCGACCTCGCAGGAAACGTCAGCGCCCGCCAGTACACGTTCTACGTGGACGACCAGGCCCCGACGATCACGAACTTCATTGTCGTCAACCCCACGTACGCGCCGGGCAAGACCATCAACGGTTCCGACCGCTACGGCCTGTTCGTCCAGGGAGCCACCCGCATCAAGGTGCAGGTCTCCGACCCCGCCCCATCGTCGGGCCTGGGCACTGCGCTCATGACGTTCTACACGCCGTCAGGCACCGTCATCCGCACCGAATCCGCGCCCATCAACTCCGGCGTGGCAGAGTTCGACGTCCCCAGCGGCTTCAAGGGTTTTGTTTCCGCTACAGCCACCGATAAGGTCGGCAACGTCAGCGACAGCCAGCGCCCCGACGGCCTCGTGTCTGAGGACTCGAATACGACGATCACGAGCACTGATCTATCTGTCGAGCTTGGCACCCCCGCTGCAACCAACAGTGCGGGCGTTCCCCTCTACAAGGACGCCGCGTCTGGCACCCTCACGGCTACGGCCACCCAGTCCGGTATCCGCACCCTCACCTGGGGGTACGGTGACACGACCCTGGGTACGGCAACCGTCTCCCCTGACGGCCAGGTCGATAACCCCGCAGTCCAGGTGACCGCCACCGACAAGAATCTCATCACCGGCGCATCCGTCCCCCTGACGCTCGCCGGTGAATACCCCGCCCAGGACGTGTGGATCCGCGTCGCCGACAACGCGGGCTACGAGGCTGAAACGCGCCGCACCATCAGTGTGGACGCAACCGCTCCCGAGCTTACGGTCACGTTCGACCAGACCAACCAGTCCGGCTTCTACAACACCGACCGCCACGCAACCGTCACCGTCCGTGACAATAACTTCGACCCGGGTAGCCTCACCACCACCGGCCTTGCCGGCACGTGGGGCACCTGGGTCCACTCCGGCGACACCTGGACGAATACAATCACGTTCGCCGACAACACGGACTACGACTTCACGCTGTCCGCAGCCGACATGGTGGGACATGAGTCCAACACCTTCACGTCGGGCCGCTTCACAGTGGACAAGATCGCGCCCGTTGTCTCCGTCGCCTGGAACACTACTGACGTGCGCAACGGCAAGTACTACAACCAAGTGCGCACGGCCACCATCACCGTCGTCGAGGAACACTTCGACCCAGCCCTCAACCAGCTCACCGGCACCGGCAGCATCAGCGGTTGGAGCAGCGTCGGATCCACACACACGGCGACCGTGACGTTCCCAGAGGGAGTCCACACCTTCGGGTTCCACACTACTGACCAGGCAGGCAACCCCAGCAACGAGGTCACCGAAGGCGAGTTCATCGTCGATACCACGAAGCCCGAAATCAGCATCAGTGGCCTCACGAAGGGCACCGCCTACTACCAGCTGCCCACCGTCGGCGTGACCTACAGCGACACCAACGCGGACACGAGCAGCGTCACCGCTGTCCTCGTGGGCCGTAAGGGTAACGTCTTCAAGCCCTCGATCAGCGGCGGATACCTCGACCTGTCCGAGATCCCCGAGGAAGCCAAGTACGACGACCTCTACACTCTCACCATCAAGGGCGCGGACCTGGCCGGCAACGACCAGACCGCAAGCGTTGAGTTCATCCTCAACCGCTACGGCTCCAACGTGGACGTTACCGGCACCAACTACCAGGGCCGCTACCTCCAAGCCCCCGTGGACGTTGACCTTGCCGAGACCACCGTCGAAGCCCTCAACGAGGACAAGACCGACATCAAGGTCACCCTTGACGGCGCACCCTACCCCATCGCCCCCGCGCTCCAGTCCACCACGCGCACGGGCGGCGACACCGACGACTACGTGTACGACTACCACATCGACAAGGCAGCATTCCAGGAAGAAGGTACCTACCTCATCCAGGTCATCTCCCAGACCGAGGGAGGCCTCGACCAGGTGAGCCGCCTCGGCTACAGCTTCGTCGTAGACTCCACGAACCCGGAGATCCAGGTGTCCGGCATCCGAAACGACGCCGCCTACCGCTCCGAGAGCCGCGACTTCACCGTCACCCCACGAGACATGACCACCGTGACTCTCGAAGCCCAGGTGGACGGAAAGACCGTGCAGCTCCTCTCCGACGAGAACGGCGTCTACACGGGCACTCTGCCTCAGTCCGCGAGCGCGCACACGGTTGTCCTCAAGGCCACCGACATGGCGGGCAACGTCACCGAAACGACCATCAGCGACGTGTACGTCAACGCCTCCGCTTTCGGACAGGTCATCAACTGGCTCCGCCACCACGTTCTCGCGACCAGCGGCGCAGGAGCAATCCTCGCAGCAGCCGCAGCACTGATCGTGTGGGCGCGCCGACGCAAGAACGAGAACTGACCAGAGCGCCGTAGTTCAGGGGAGGGCTGCCGCATTTCGCGGTGGTCCTCCCCATGTTTGAGGATATCCACACGGCGCAAATGGCAGATCAACACGATGATTCTGTTACCATTATCCAGGAACCTACAGAAGGAGCACCAAGAAATGGAGTCAACCCCCAGGAAGCGCACACAGCGCGTGCTGGCTGGAATCGCGGCAGCGGGATTCATCGCTGCTGGCCTGATCTCTACACCAGCGCTCACGCCGCCAGCTCACGCGGAAAAATCACCAACCGTGAACATGCCGACCTTCGCACCCGACGTATTCTACGTATACGTCAAAAAGGGCGAGTACCTGTGGTACAACTTCCAAGGCCGTCAGCCCTCCTACGTCCTTGACGGGGACGGCAACTCGGTCAATATGACCACGTGGATGGGCGGCATGGCGTCCCCCTACGCCACCCGAGACGGCGTCTATCAGATCGGATACGACCCGTATATCGACCATGACAACAGGTACGCGAGCAATGACCAGTTCGCGTGGAACGTCCAGGCAGTGGACTCGAGCAATCACACGATCCTCGGTCGCGTGTGGGCCGACAAGGTCTTCATTGGCCAGCGCTTGTCCTTCGACTGGGACAACCCAGCCACCCCGAAGCCCGACTCGGTCGGAGAAGTCAACCTGATCGCTGTCTCACCCACCGGCTACCGGTACCAGGTGAACGCTAAGGAGTATGGCGGTATCCAGTCCGTCATCGCCGCCACCTCGTCGGGCATCAACAAGCTCGTCACCAAGGACGGCCAGGATTACTGTGAGCCGTCGTATCAGTCATACGATGACTGGGCTATCCGCGACGGCTCCGGATACGATGCCTACGCCCCCAACGGCATCGAAACAGATACATGGGTGAAGCATTACCGCACCAACTACAAGTGCGGTGAACGCTACAAGCTGTTCTTCAGCACACCCGCAGCCGACATTCCCGAGAGCATCCTTCCCACACCCCAGGCGCTCGGCACACCCACCGTCGAGCTGAAGGACCTCGGCAACCACAAAGCCCAGGCCGTCATCACCGGACTCGATAAGTTCGCAGCATACACATTCAACGCGGCTGGCAAGGAAACCACCGTCCAGGGCAAGACGAGCGTCACCATCAACATCGACGCCGATCAGGCCGTGGACTGGAGCCTCAAGGCGGCCTCCAGCAACGAACTGCATCTGATGATGAGCGACGTCGAAATGCTCGGCGGCCTCACCATCAAGGCACTCAACGGCCCCACAGCAGGGGATGCAACGGTCTACTGGGACGACACCAGCCTCACGTCGGGCCGGTACGTGGAGAACACGACTGTTCCAGCCAGCGCACTCACGGGCGTGAACTCGGATACGCCTACGGGCGTCCACGGGTGGAACTCCAACAACGTGAACCCGACCCTGCACCGCGAGTACGCAGTCACGGATAAGGCCACGTACGGCGATGGCCGTATCATCGACACGTGGGCGCGCTCCGGTGAATCCCGCGAATGGTCTGGCTCTTTCATCCCCGAGACCCCGTCCATCTCGCTGGTGAAGACTGTCACCGAAAAGACCTACGGCGACACGGACACGCAGCTCCACTGGACCTACACGGCCACCAACACCGGCAACGTCCCCCTGACGAACGTCCACATCATCGACGACGTCTACGACGGCGGCTACACGGGCACCGACCCGAACACCATCAACGCGATCACCAAGACCTGCGACACTGTCCAGCCCGGCGACACGTGCACGTGGGAGAACATCGTCAGCCCCCTCGTGGACTCCGACTTCCCTGACGCTGGCAAGACCGTCACCAACACGGCAAAGACCACCGGTGTCAGCCCCGCAGGCATCACGGTCACATCCGACCCGTCCTCCGACTCGTCCACATACGTGCCGGCCAAGCCCGCGATCTCCATTGAGAAGACCGTGGACAAGCCAGAGTTCCACTCCGGCGACAAACTCGCATGGACATTCACAGTCACGAACACCGGCGACATCAGCCTGCACGACGTGGCCGTCGTCGAGGACTCCTACAACGGCAACACGCCCCTGTCCGACGTGTCCTGCCCCGACACAACGCTCGCAGTCGGCGCATCCATGACCTGCACAGCCACCTCCGACACCAACGACACCGACATCCGCCGCGGCGACGTCACGAACACGGCCCACGCGACCGGCATCTCCGATGGCCGCAACCGCAACGTCGAGTCCGACCAGTCAACCGCCAAGTCGATCGGCAAGGTCACGCCAGTCACCGTCATCCCGCAGCTGCCCATGACCGGCGGCACCGGCATCGTAGTCATTGCAGGCATCGCGATCATCGCAACGCTTTCAGTTGCAGGCATGACCATCGCATACAAGCGTCGCTCCACCGAGAACGACGAGAACTGACCCCCAAGGAAAGGAACCACACCTATGAAGACAACCCGATACGCAGTCGCGTCCGCGACCGCAGCCCTTGCGCTCGTGAGCCTCATGGGCGCTGGCATCGCCAACGCGGCCCCCAGCCCCATCCTCGACGGTGGCCCCACCCAGGGCACCATCAAGATCCACAAGATCAAGGGCGTCGAGAGTGGGACTCGCGCTGACGGCACCCCGCTGTCCGACCAGGCCCGCCAGGCCCTCGGCGAACCCCTCGCCAACGTCACGTTCGACCTGTACAAGATCGACGGCATCGACGTGCACTCCACTGCGGGCATGGCCATCGCAGAGAAGGCCGCGGACATCACCATCACCCCCGAGATCGTCGCCTCCGGCAAGCTGACCATCAACGGCCAGGACTATACGTTCTCCAAGACGACGAGCATCACCACCAACGCCACCGGCGACGCATCCGCGACTGTTGACCTGGGTGTGTACATCGTCAACGAAAACCTGACAACCTACCCCGGCGACGCTTCCGCGATCACCCCGGCAGCGCCATTCCTGGCGATCATGCCGCAGACCAATCCGCGCAACCACGCTGACTGGCTGTACGACCTCGACGTGTACCCGAAGAACACGGAGAACGCGATCGACAAGATCGTCAAGGACGGCAACGTCGGTACACAGAATCAGGATGGCTACAAGGTCGGCGAGAACCTGACCTACACGCTCGCCTCCACCATCCTCGCGGGCGACACCAACGGCGACGGCAATATCACCGGCGCAGACCTCGGCTACTACTACGTCGAGGACACCCTCCCCGAGGGGACGAGCTACACCTCAAGCACGGTACAGGCCGGCACAACCCCCCTTACCGAGGGAGCCGACTACATCGTGAGCAAGAACGGCAACAAGATCGGCTGGTCTGTTACGGAAGACGGCCTGAACAAGCTTGCTGCGAACTCTGGCAGCAAGCTCACGATCGACATTGTTGCCCGCGTGGACGCCAACAACGTCACCGGCGAACTCAAGAACCAGGCGTGGTTCATCCCCTCCAACGCCTGGCTCGTCAACCACGGCAACAAGCCCGGCACCCCCGGCAACACGCCTCCCGAGACCCCCAACAAGCCACCAAAGTCGCCCGAGGTTGTCTCCAAGTACGGCGACATCATCCTGAAGAAGACGGCAACCGACGGCACCGTGCTCGCGGGCGCAGAGTTCAAGGTCTACCGCGCTACGGGCGGTACCGTGTGCGACGCTGCCGCCGTCTCCGGCGACCCTGTTGCCACGTCGGCTCCCACCGACGCTCAGGGGTTCACGAAGGTCGCTGGCCTTCAGCTCTCCAACTGGTACAACGGCGCAGAGCAGACCAACCTGCACTCCTACTGCATCGTCGAGTCCAAGGCCCCCGAGGGCTACAACCTCCTACCGAGCCCCGTCAAGTTCGACCTGACGGTTCCCGGTGAGGTCACGGACCTGGCAGCAGCGTTCGCAGACCCGCAGCGCGACGTGAACACCACAGACGATACGGGCGGCTCCCGCACCATCGTGGACACGAAGAAGCCACTCCTCCCGTTCACGGGTGGGGCAGGCATCGGCGTGATCGGCTCTGCCGCTGTCATCATGGCGGGCGCAGCTGGCTTCTTCGCCCTCCGTTCTCGCCGCAAGCAGGAAGAGACCGCCTGACGGACCCTCTTCCACACCATTGTGAGGCCCCGCGCTGACCGGCTAAGCTGCGAAGCGCGGGGCCTCCCCGCACCACAAAACAGCCACACAACACAGGACAAACGGCGATAATTCAGCCTAAAAACCGTAGACAGATGATATTCTTTATACGGCAATGGCAATACGGAAGGAATATCTATGAAGGCAGCAACCATGCGACGCTTTTCGGCAGTGCTCATGCTCGTCGTCGCGCTCATGCTCGCCTACCCCACCGTAGGTACCATCTGGGAAAATCAGCAGGCCCGCGAAGCAGCAGTCCAGCAAACCCAACAGGTCGAAACCCTCAAGCGCCAGCAGCCCGAGAAGGTCGCGCAAGCTCTCCTCGACGCTCACGCCTACAACCAATCCCTCATGGGCGTTCCTCTTGCTGACCCCTACAGCGCCACGTCGAGTGAGCACGACGCAGCCGCCTGGGACAACTACCTCCACCAGCTCGCCGACACCGACGTAATGGGGCGCATCCGAGTCCCCGACGTCGGAATCGACCTACCTATCCACCACGGCACCAGCGACGAAGCCATGCGCACCGGCGCAGGCCACCTCTACGGCACAGCACTCCCCGTCGGCGACACAGGCGCACGCCCCGTCCTCTCCACCCACACTGGCCTACGTAGCGCCACCCTCTTCGACCGCCTCACCGACGTGAAGATCGGAGACACGTTCTACGTGGACGTGTACGGTGAAACCCTCGCCTACAAGGTCACCCGCATCGACGTCATCACCCCCGACCAGATCGAAGCCCTCGCCCCCACGCCCGGCAAAGACCTCGTGACCCTCATGACCTGCACCCCCTACGCAGTTAACTCCCACCGCCTCCTCGTCACCGGCGAACGCGTCCCCTACGACCCCGCAACCGACCCCGCGCCCACCGCCGCCATCGCAACTGCCAACCCCGTTGACTTCATCCTCAACACGATCACACCCCTGCCCTGGTACATGCGCCTCATGGGAGTCGCATCCCTCGGCGCTCTCATCACGGGCGTCGTCATGGCGATCCCCAAGAAGGAACGTTCACGATCGCAGGTGAACGTATGATCAGCGCCGACACGCTCGAAAAACGCACCGTGAGTGCCTTGTCCTACTTCGGGCTCTACAAGCTGCACCTCGTGAACCTCTACCTGGCCTACGCGCAAACACAGCCGTGGATCCTCAACAAGCGCGAGCTGCACGACGTGGTACGCTCCATCATTCCAACCCTCAGCTGGAAACTCGACGGCACTGCCATCGCTACAGCAGCCCACTACCGGCTCGTCTACGCCCTCATCAAAGACGACCCCTTCATCGCCGACGACGATAAGCAGGTCATCTACGACGCATGGCAGGCCCTCCGCTGGCGCACCCACCTCATCGACCTGCAGGTCAACCAGGAAAACCTCAACGCGGACAGTCGCCTCGAACGCCGCAAGACCAACGCCCCCAACTGCCGGTGGGTCCTCGAGGCCCGCACCTTCGGACAGGGGATGCCCGCATTCCACACGTGGTGGGAGCACCCCGACGTTCAGGAACTCTTCCACAACACCATCGGCACCACCACCCCCATGATCGAAGCCCTCAACGCGCTCCCCACTGGCTTCGACATGTGGGTAGCCCTCGACGGACAGTTCTCTACTGGCCAGCACACGCCCCTCACGGACGCGTCCCTCGACTGGATGCGCACACACGACGGGCAGCCCTGGCAGCAGTGGGCGTGGGAGCACTTCGCCGACGACGATGCCCCCCTACCAGCGCGCCTTGACGAGAACGAGTGGCGTTCGCGGGGCGGCTGGTGGACCATCGACCCCGCCCTAGGGCGACAGATGGTCGCCTTCCCCGACGAGTACTCCACCCTCGAGCCCGCAGACCTGTTCGCCCGCCCTCCATTCATCGACCTCGGACTCGCAGGCCCCCTCACCTACGGGGATAGCCTCCCCCTTCACCTTAACGGCGACACCATCAGCATCGACGACCCCGACCTCGCTGGTCTCCCCTCGTCAGTGCCTCTCCCACCGTTGGACCAAATCATCGTCGAGCACGCCTCCAAGCCAGGGATTACTCACGCCGTCCCCGGCCATATCGTCACTTACACGATGGAACCAAACGCCGCCCTCGAGGAGTACTCCAATGACCTCTACTAGCATCAAGCGCACCGCACTGCGGGTCTTTGTGGGACGCGGCAAATCTGTCGCGCTCCGCGGCCCCCAGAGCATCCTCTCCGGCCCCGTCATCCCCACACCCACCGCCTTGCAGCCCCCCGCGATGGGGCCAGCCGGTCCAGGCAGCACGCCGATCCCACCAACGCCAGAAGCCGCTAAGGATCCCCGCAACCGCCCCTACGGGCACGACAACGCCGCCCTGCGCTCAGAGTTCTACTACGTCGCCTTCCAAGACCAGGCGATCGACCCCGGCACCTTGAAGCACACGGCCCCCACGGCGCTCCTGCCAACACGCAACCCCGCCGCCTGGTACGCGCCCGCCCTCAATATCCTCCACAACGCCCCCTACGCCTCCACCTACACGGACCTGTTCTCGTGGGTGGATCTCATGGAGCCAGCACTCGCTATCGACGCTGACCTCCTCCAATGGGCCAAGCTCTCACCCCAGGGCAAGCAGCAGGCGCTCTCCACCCGCACTCGCCGCCTGCGCGCCCTCATGAATGCCGGCCTCCGCGTCGGAGTAGTGCGCGAAACCCATGCGACAGGCACCGTGAACCTCGATCTGTCCGCCTACAAGCGTCAGGGCTACTCCTTCGCGGAATGGGCTGAGAACATGGCCTCCGGTAGTGCACACATCCCCCTGCCGCTCATCGTCGCGATCCTCAACGCGCACCCCGACTTCACTACCCCCCAGCAGGTGATCCTCCACCTGCAAACCCAGATGAGAGTGAGCGACCTATGACCAGTGACTACACAGCCCTGTGGGTCGCCCCCATCAACGACGTAGGCCTCCCCGCCCGCGCCGCCGAACAAGAAGGCCCACACGCCCTCGCCGAACTCGCGGAAGCCCGCGACATCCTCACCCCCGACCCCGCGATCAACCCGAAAGCCGTCCTACGCCAGATTGCGTGGCGCAACTACGAACAGGCATGCAGGACCGCACGCCGCTACGGCCCCCTCAGAAAGGACACCCACAATGGACAACAGCGATGACTTCTGGGATCTCCCAGCCGCCCCCGAGGACACCTACGAGACGACGGTGCTCCCCACCACAGACGACGAGCCCGCTCCCGAGGTCGAAAAGAAGCGCAACGCGCGCACCGTGATTCTCGGCAGCATCACGCTCGCCCTCGTGATCATCGTTGCGCTCATGGCAGCTATCGGGATCAAAAACTGGTCCCAGAAGCCCGCCACCGAGGAAACGACGGCCTCGACGCCGCAGGCGACCATCGCGCCAACGATCCCCACACAGGACGCAACGATCGCCCCGCAGGCTACGCCCACCCCGCAGGCCGCGGCAACCACCCCCACAGCGCCCTCCACACAGCCTGCTCCAGCAGTGATCGACCCCGACACGCTGACATTCGCATCCGTGAAGCAAGCCCGCGCTGTCGTCATCAGCAAAGACATCACCGCAGTTGACGGGCAGCTCGTCTTCACCCTCCGTATCGCCCTACCCGAAGGCAAGCAGGGCGGCACATACGCGTACACAGTCACGAAGAGCCAATACGACTCCTACGAGTCAGGCTCCCTCATCGACCTCCAGTACCGTGTCGATCAGGATGGGCGCATCGCCATCGTCCGCTAACGAGCGGCGTACACACCACGAAGCGAGCACATAGTGAATAATGGAGATAAACACGCAAGAACTATCTCCGCACCAAAGACGAAAGGCCAACCATGCCGACACCAATCACACCCCCACGCATCGTCAGATCAAAGGGGGCGACCAAACACGACGTGCTCAAACACGTCGAAGACACCCCCGCCCCGCAGAACCTCAAGGCAGTCGCGGACGAGATTTACCTAGTCGCTCTTATCACGGATCCCTCTAAGGTGATCCCCGGCAAGAAGAACCCCGACGGCACACCACAGCGAGGCACTGTCGTCGGCTACAGGTTCCACACCAAGGTGCCTCTGCGCATCCCCGACTTCGGAACAGGGGATAAGTTCCGTCGCGACGCTTATGCAGTTGAAGACCCCACTCGCTACAAGAACATCGAAGCGGGCACGGACTTCGACCTCACGCGAGGGGAACTCGCCGCGTTCGCGGGCAAGGTAGGCACGCGCATCACCGGCCAGAACCCGGACATCGACCAGGAACAGGCCCTCCTGATCGAGGCACGATGGGGCCGCGGTTCCTCCCCCGACAGTCGCCCAAGCGCCGTCCTCCTACGCCCCGACACCCAAACCATGGGCGTCAGATCCCTTATCGGCCTGTACCCGGAGAACCCTGTCCTCAACTACGTCCAGACAGGCGGATACGAGGATGATGAGCACCAGTACTTCAAGGCCAAGGGCTACAGGGCGCTGCGCCCCGAGTTCGAGGGGACCAAGTTCGCGCCCCTCGGCTACAACGCCACCGACAACCCCCCTGCCCCCAAGAAGAGCCGAGAACAGAAGAAGGCCGAGGAATCAGCGAAGCTGTCGAAGCTGTTCTCCGAGCTCTACCCCGATAGCGGCGACTGACAGAGCAAGGCCCGCGCCCGCACGGTCACCGACGCTCTCACCACACACCCATCAACCGTATCGACCGTAAGAAAGAAAGGAACGTCGTGAAACTCGCTCCCGCGATCACCCGCACTGCGCTGACGTGCGCGCTCATCGTCGCCCCAGCCGTCACCGGAACAGCAGTCAGTGCCGCCCTCGCCGCCCCGACGCAGGGCATCGTCGCCACCTACGACAGCGACGCAAACACCGACACTCCCGCCCCGCAGCCCACGCAAGCCCCCGGCACCGTCCAGCAGGGAACCACCCAGCAGGGCACGACGCAAAACCCAGGCCTCACCCAGCAGCAGGGCACACAGCAGACGCCCAACCAGCAGCAGCCCACACAGGGCAGCAACGGCCCATCCAAGCCGCAGCTTGACGTGACCACACCAGGTACCGACCCGCTGATTAAGACGGATCACTCGAAGGACAAGGGAAAGTGGCTGCCAAAGTGGAGCGACGACGAGAGCCTTAAGCGAGGCGCAGAGAGCGCCCACCCAGCCGCAGCCCTCTTCTCTTTCATCACTGGCTGGTTGCTCTCTCTCCTGATCGCAGTCTATGCACTCATTAACATGCTCGGCCTCTTCTACGTGTCCGTCAGCATCGGATTCATCCGAACGATTCTCTCAGGCGGTATGTATGGCAACGGCACCGGAAGCCAGTCCGGCGCAAACTCCATGGGAATGGGTATGGGAATGGGCGGCAACCCCAACGGCGGCGCGAAAGCACAGGGAGGCTGGCTCAAAGGTATGCGACTCGTCCCCGCTACCGCTATTCAGGCCGTCGAGATGGCTGAGTCTGGCGAACGTGGAGGCCCCTCTGGTAACCAGATGGGCACAATGATGCCAGGAGGCTTCGGAGGTGCACCACAGCAGGTTGGAGGCAGTGCGAAACCCATCACGCCGATCCGCTACTACCTCCAGAAACAGGCTCTCGAGCTCGTCTTCCTCGGCGTAGCAATTGTCATCCTGGTCCTCTCCCCGGTTCTCTTCGACACCGGCATCGCCTTCGGCAACGGGATCAGCCAGATCATCTACTGGCTGACATCCCAGATCTTCTAACCGCCAACGGGGCGGCGCTATCCACCGTTGCTTAGTGGAGTGGCGTCGCCCCCTCACCCGCCAGAAAGGAAGCCCATGGGCGCATTCAAGGACGCATTCACACAGCGCTTCATGCCCAACAGCCGCCGCCAGGCCACGGAGAGTGCGCGCGTTTCCGCATCCACAGCAGACGCGCTCCTCACCATGCTCAAGGAGTACGTTCCCACCAACGGAGATATCTTCGAGTTCGACATCATCCGCGCTGCCGAGGAAGCTGCCGTCATTCAGGCCATGTCCGACCCCAAGATCATGGCCACGTACAACATCTGGCAGGATGCGGAGGTGCGTACCAAGTACTACGCCTCCATTAAGACACTGGAGTTCGCATGACCGTCAGAACACCACGCATCCGACAGGCGGCGGAAACCTGCCAGGTCAGCCACGCGCTCGCACACGACATCATCAGTCGGTACGGCGAGTGGACAGCCAAGCAGGCGACCAGCGCTACCCAGCCGACCACGGTGAGCTACCTCGGCATCGTCGAGTTCTCCAACGGTACCCCCAGCTACGGCCTCAGCGAACGCCAACCCCTCGAGGCCCAGTACGCTGCCTTCGCAGCTGAGTACGGGTACGACATCGAACTTGCACGCACTGTGCTCGCCGCATACGCAAGCACCATCACCCGCGAGCTCGCCACGTCGGGACGCGCAGTCCTCCGCGGTATCGGCGCACTGCACGTCAGCGACACCGGGAAAGTCCGCTTCAACCGTGCAACCGCCGTAGCCAAATGGGAAGGCACCGACACGACGTTCCGCACATGCGTCAACCCCGCCTTCCGTCAGCGCTTCAACGACCTACAGGAGGCCACAGCCTAATGCAGGGAGCAACCCACCGCGCCGGAGGCGTAGCAGCATGCATGATCGGCTACACGGCCCTCGCAGCGCACCATGCGCCGCTCATCGAAGCGGCCCCCATCGCCTCACTGGTCGTCCTGTACCCGTTCGCCCTGTGGGGGTCCACAGCAAGCGACCTCGACCACCACCCCGGCAGCGTGTGGGATGAAGTGAAGCTCGTCGGCGAACGATCCGGCCACTCGATCCCCTCCCAGGACCCCGTATCCAGGACGATCAGCCACATCCTTCACCTCACCAAGCCCCTGCGAGGCGTTTTCCCTCGCAATTCACGGACAGCTCAAATACTGAGTATCCTTGACTGTCGGCATCGCTCGTGGCAAACCCACAGTGAGCTGCCGTTCCTGCTCCTCCTCGGAGTTCTCACACAGCTCGACCCGTTTACAACCAACCTAGGGGAGGCACTCACCCAGCTCGTACTCACAGGAATCATCTTGGGCCTCATCGCCCACCTCATCCTCGACCTACTCACCCCCGAGGGACTACCGTTCGCAACGGGACTCTTCATCAACCGAGTGATACTCAGGAAGAAGGTCCTACCCGAACGGATCAAAATCATCCCTCACATCAAACCCAAAGAAAAGGGCAAGCCCGGCTTCTTCTCCACTGGTGGCACTTGGGAGACGAAGATCGTGTTCAACATCCTGCACGCAGTCAACCTGGGACTCCTGGGCTGGCTGATCTACAGGCTATGGATCGCCCCGTACACATCGTTCCAGATCATCTGAATCATCTGAATCGACACAGAAAGAAAACCGAAGAATGAACCTCTCCCCATGTCTGGGCAAGGGCCGAGCAGCGATCGCCACGCTATGCCTCGCCGTCGCCCCAATCATTGCCACCACAACCGCCGCTACAGCGGCCCCCGTCACTGCACCCGCGAGCGCGTCGGTCAGCGTCACAGCAGCAACGGGCGCGCTCCCCGCAGCAGACGGCAACGGCGCTGGCAACGCCACACAGGAAGCCGACAAGGCCCTACGCACCACCGTCGCGAAGGATCTGGCTGGCAACTCCTACCAGCTCAGCGGCGGCGGCACCGTCAACGGTTCGGACATTATCAAGCCGGAAGGCACAATCAATCAGGCGATCTACTCGCAGCTCACGTCTTCGGCGCAGAGTCAGTTCGCCAACGACCTGATGGCCAAGACCGACTCCTACACGGAGCCGACCGCGCAGGACTACACTCCGTCTCTCGCCAAGTCCTCTGGCGTGAGCACTGAGACAAAGCAGAACTGGTTCAAGGAGCTCCGTTCCAACTCGGGCCTCGGGTCCAAGCTCCTGACTGCGACTCTGTCTCGCGGCGTGTACGCCGACCTTGACGGCGGTGCGCGCTGGTTCGCACCATTCAGCGGCCCGCTGTCTACCTTCCTGGGTTTCCTGGCCATCCTGATCCTGGCTGGCACGACGATCTCCGCGGTCATTGACCTCGCCTACATCACAATCCCCGCCTTCCAGATGCTCTCCGATGCCGTTGCCAACGGTGGCGGCGACGGTGGTAATGGAGCTGGCGGTGCGCTGCGCAAGGCGAGCGCCAAGATCGTCTCGACACAAGCCAGAAAGGCTGTCGAAGCTGAGGAGAACGGCCAGAACGCCGTCTGGTTCTACTTCAAGAAGGCGTTTTGGAAGTACTTGGCCGTTGGCTTTGCCCTGTGCTTCCTGGCCTACAACCTCATGTGGAGCCTCGTTGGCACGGCCATGGATCTTGTGACCGGAGCCCTCTTCTGAAACTCTCGAGGGTGGGGGAGCATACGCCAGCTCCCCTGCCCTCGTCACTATCCGCAACACGCACACGCTCACGCAAAGGCAATTCGACCCAATGACCCCCACGCAGACACTCGCAGGACCCCGCAAGGCGCTCCTGGTGCTCCTCGCTACCCTCGTCGCGCTCATCCTCTCTGTCGGGCCAGCCTTCGCGGACGACAACGTGCGCGCCACCACCTACATCGCCAAGAACGATGTCAATATCTCCGCGATCGTCACCGAAGCGAACCGGAGCCTCAAAAACTCCCCCGAGATCATGGCATACGACGCCAAAGAAGGATCCGTCAGCTTCGACTTTACGACGTACAACAAGCTCGACAACAAGGACAAGCAGACCTTCATGCAGGCCGCACTGTCGGCCACCAGCAAGAGCGGCCTCGGCGGGCAGCGTAAGTCCAAGCTCTACTCCTTCATCAGCCAGCAGGACGGCAAGGTCTCAGCAGCAGTCAGCAACCTAACGACTGACGCATCTGCGAACTTCTACAGTGCTATGGCGCTCCTCAAGCCCTTCACTGGCCCATTCAGTACCTTCCTGGGGGTCGTCGCGATCCTCATTATCGTTTTCGTGACGACGAGCCTTTTCATCGACCTGGCCTTCATCGCGATCCCTGTGTTCCAAGTCGGCGACGCAGACAAGGGCATCACCCGTAGGTTCATCTCCTCCGCAGCACGACAAGCAGTGCGCGAGGAAATGGACAGCAACAAGAGCGCCTTGTGGATCTGGTTCAAGCGGAGGGTCTTCGTCATGGGTGGACTCGCCATCGCGTTGATCTACCTCATTAACGGCAGTATGTATGAGATCATGGGGTGGTTCCTCCAGGTCGCAGGAGTGAACTAAGAAAGGTTGAGCAGATGAAGAAGATTCGCAGCGTTATGAACGCGATCGCGCGCCGCATCAAGAAGACAGCACCCCGCGTCGTCATGTTCCTCATGGCACTCGTCGTCACGAGCGGCGTTATCATCGCCCCCGCAGCATTCGCAGCAAACGAGAAAACCCCCACAGGCGGCAACGCCACGAGCCGCACCGCTGCGATCATCAACCTAGCTAAGAACCAGAAGCTCTCCGACACTAATGCGTCTTCTCTCAAGCCGGAAGAGCTTCGTATCCTCGGCACCTTCGCGTCGAATTTTTATGTTCCCTTCCAGAGCCAGTTCAACTACAACGGCTCAATCATGCAGAAGGACGCCGACGCTCGCGACGCGACACAGAAGTCCGTGTCTAGTGCCCTACAGTCCACCGTCGGCATGAGTGCCGACTCCGCCGACTCCGTTGCCGCCTACATCATCGGCAACGTCTGGCAGGGCAGCGTAGACCTGTCCTTCGCATACAGCGACAGCGACTACTGGGACCAAAACGCGTCCTGGACCGTCAACGACTCCTACCCCACCGACTGGCGCTCCTTCATGCGCATGGTCACAGGTGGAGACTCCACAGAAGAGAGCTACCGCTACTTCGGCTCTGACGACCCCGCGCGTAAAGCGAAGTGGAACGCCCTCGTCTACCAGGTGAACGGCAAGACCATCCCCGCGTTCATCTGGGATCCACGCGGCGAGAAGATCACCCCCTCCACTGCCGCCCTCTACCAGGCCCTCGCCATGACCGACCTCGGCAACGGGTACGGCTCCAGCCTGTTCGACCTGTCCGTCGCCGACGTCAACTTCTCCAAGAGCGAGTCCGACGCGTACGGAGAAGGCATCGACGCCACTGCCGCCACCAAGGCGCTCAATGACTCGGCTCTGGAACAGTCCACGTTCTCAGGGAAAATGGCGATCAGCCCGTTCGGTGACATCGTCTACCGCGGCCCCAACCACACGTGGGTCGCGATCCCCGCATCCATGAACCCCAGCACATGGACCAAGGTCGATTCATCAGGCACCAGCTACGCTCCCGGCGCGGCGTTCAATACGGTGAGCTTCCAGAACTTGGTCCTGTCGAACCTCTCGTGGCAGATGCGCACGCCATGGGAAGGAACCAGCACCTACGACCACGGGTACGCGATCGACCGCATCGCAAACAGCCTGAGCTCCGCCGACGACACATACCGTCCACTCGGCGCGTTCTTCGGCAAGGCGCAGCCAGGCTCCGCCAGCGATACGACGGCCAACGACGGCTACTTCTCCGACTCGTGGAGCGACCTCAAGGACAAGCTAGAGAAGCAGGTCAAGGACAAGTACAAGAACGCCGGCCTCGCATCCGACTCCAGCGTCCATAACATGTTCGGCGACAACAACCAGAACACGATCCCCCTGATGCGCACCTGGACCCCCTTGTATCAGTCGGAGAACAAGTTCATCAAGGATGAGTGGGTCGGCGCGCACAAGGACAAGCCCGTCGAATCCATCTACGTCGTCAACAAGATGGTCGTCCTCGACGACATCCAAGCATTCAAGGGCGACGTGCCAGAAGACGGCATGTACCAGGACGCGATCACTGCGCCCTCCGGCGGTGTCTTCGCAAAGGCCGGCAACCTCGACAAGAACACGGCCACGAACGCCTGGCAGAAGGCCCTCGACCCCGCGTCGAACCTCGCCCAGACCGCCGCATCAATGCCCAAGCCCACCGCCGTCAGCCTCTACGCCAGCTACGTCATGGCCGCATTCGGCGACGACAAGGTGAACCAGAAGATGGGCTGGAAGTACAACGCCGCCCTCCCCACCGTCAAGTCCGACGTGAAGCTCGAGGCCGACCCCGCGCAGGTGAAGAACGAGAAGGCCGACGCGATCACCAACTACCTGTACTTCTTCCTATCCCCGAACTGGGAGTACACGGCATACGCGTCCCAGCTCATCACGAGCAAGATCTCTGGTCTGCTCATCCGCTGGCACGACGACATGACCGGCACCCAGGCAATCAGCATCGTCCAGGGCACCACGCGCTACACGGGATTCGCCGGGTACGTGTCCACACCCAACCTGCACGACCTGTCCTGGACCGACACGCTGATCCGCGTCTACAACGACCACGCTGTCTACCTGCTCCTCATCATCCTCATCATTCTGTGTGTCTACACCGTCATGAGCATGATGAGCTGGAAGCAAGCACTCGGCTCATTCGCCGTGTTCGTCGTCATCGCCCTGTCGATCTTCCCGACCATCAACGCGGTCGTGAATACGGCGAACCGTTTCAGCAACGCCGTCTACAGCCAGAAGTTCACGTACTGGGCCGTCATCACACACCAGACGTACTCCACGGAGATCGACAAGGCTGCAGCAGGAGACGACTACTCGAACTACCTGCAAACCGTGTTCAACAACAGCGCCGACATGGGAACCTTCGTGTCCGACGGTACCGACGGCAAAGCCAACTCGATCAGCAACCGCGGCGGCGAGAACATCCTGCTCAAGTGGCAGTCCCCCAAGAAGCGCACCGCCGTCGAATACGGCAAGGACCTCGCCAACGCCACACAGAACAGCCCCAGCCTCGCCAAGCTCCTCAACAGCGCCTCCCAGCAGGCATACGGCGGCGAAACCTACCTCGACGACCCGAACTCCACGTACCTGTACCGCTCCTACGTGGACATCTCCAACTCCTCCCGCTACACCTACCTCGGCGTAGCGGCCCGAGGCGACGGCAAAGCCACCGTCAACACCGACCCCGCTACCGACAACTGGCCACAGGGCCTCAAGACCAGCTACAAGAACTACAAAGCTGACCTCGACACCTACATGGGATCTGGCTTCGCGAACCGCCCCACCGGTGACTCCAACCCCGCCACCCTGTCCTACATCACGCCCGTCTTGTCAAGCAAGATCGTCGCCGACCACTTCGCCGACATGAACAAGCTCGACAACCTCTCCTACAACGACCACGTGGGCATCCCCGGCGGCGCATTCCAGTTCAGCCTCGGCACCTACACGCAGGGCAAGTCCGCGCGCGAGCAGATCAAGACCGCCAACCCAGCCGGCTACAACCCCGACGACGAGACCTACACGGACGCCGACTACAACGGCCTGGGAGCCTTCGCGCTCGCATCCGAGTCCCCGTACTACCACTTCTCCTGGTACACCTACGATCACGGCCTCTCCGCGAAGAACAGCGCGTCCGGCGGCTACAAGGACATGATCCTGAACAAGCCCAACCAGGGCTTCTTCTACAACAACGCCTCCGGGGAGAACGAGGACGAGACCGCCGACAACGATGGTGAGCTCAAGGACTACCTGGGCATGAAGGAACTCTTCACCTACACCATCCCCTACCTCAAGGCGGCCAACAACGTCGTCGTCGAATATGACAAGCGCTACAGCCTCAAGACCTACCCGAACCTCCCGTTCGAGCCAGGCCACGACTCGGAGTTCCGCGACGACCCCGAGAACCGCCAGAAGTACTGGCAGAACGTCAACGTCGCCCAGCTCGCTAACATGCACTCCGCATGGGTTGATCAGCTCTACGACGCTTCCTACGCCAAGCAGCAGACGATCCGCCACAACGGCAAGACCTACACGATCACCGACCCTCTCGACCCGGCCTCGTACCCTGAAGAGCGCCCCATGGTGTTCTCCCCTTCCGAGATGAACGCCTACGGTCTCACCAAGGCTGACCTGACGAGCGTCGAATCGCGCATCATGAGCGTCCTCGAGAACAGCCGTAAGCCGTTCAACGAGATGTTGAACTACTACAGCTTCCAGGACAGCGTGCTCAACAGCGCGACCTCGATGCTCACCACGTTCGAGTTCAACCGGGCTTTCTCCGACACAGAGTTCTTCGGCCTCAAGCAGGGCGTGCAGCTCTACCCGCAGTCCTACGAGCTCAAGAACTTCTCCTACGACTCCTACCTGCGCCTCATCCTGTCGAACAGCCTCCAGAAGGACGCCCTCGAGGCCGGCGACTACAACTTCTACAAGCAGGTCACTCAGGAGTCCTCCATGACGACCTCCGTCATGCTCATCATCACGGACTTCCTGAGCATCTACGTTGTGCCGCTCCTGAAGTACGGGACGCTCCTCGCGATCGCCGTGTGCGCCCTCGTGTTCCTCCTCGCTGCTGTCTTCCAAGCGACCGACGGGAAACTGGTCTCCAAGGCGTGCAGAGCGATCCTCCGGCCCCTGGTCATGTTCCTCCTCATCACGCTCGGCATGACGTGGTTTATCAGCCTCCTCATGGGTGATCCCGTCGATGGAGTGACCGGGCAGCTCAGCTCATCCGTGCGCCTCGGCGACCCCGTGTTCGCTCTCCTCGCGATCTGCTCGCTCAACATCATCGTGTCGCTCCTGTACTTCCGCACCCTACGTGGAGTGTTCAAGGACGTGCGCCACTACGCCACGGCTGCGTACAACAGCGTCTCCGGCGTATTTGGCAGCGCCCTCTCGAAGATCGCAGCAGTGGGCGGCATCGGCGCAGCAATGCGTCAGGGCTTCGCCAACGTCGCTGGCGGCACCGTTAACGCGGGCCAGCAGGCCATGCAACGCCGACAGGACAAGAAGACGCAGGAAGCGCAGGCCGAAGCCGCTGCAACCAGCACGCGCCAGACGAAGATCCAGACAGCACAGGCCGAAGCTGAGATGCAAGAAAAGCTCGGACGCTCCGACCTCGCCGACAAGATCCGACGCGACGCACTCGCAGATACTCCCCAGTCGTCCAAGAAGCAGACCCAAAGCACTGCCTCCAGCATCAACTCCAAGATCAAGGCAGGCGCTAAGAAACTCGTGGGCGGCAAGAGCTCAAAGGGAAAGGGTGAGCGTGGTGCTTGAGGCTGTCAAGGTTGCGTTGGATCCTTCTCCTGCGCAGGAGCGGCTGTTGCTGTCGCATGCGGGCGCGGCGAGGTTTGCGTTTAACGCTGGTCTCGCGCATGTGCAGGAGGCTATTGAGGCCGGCGTGAAGCCCGAGTGGTCTTTCTATTCGCTGGTTCGCTGGTGGAACGCCAACAAGGACACGCTCGCCGTCGGTGATGATGGCGTGCCGT